TTAGTGCGCCGCACCGTCATTCACGTTCTCATCGCCATAGTAGCCTCGGCCCACGCGCTTCTCGGTTTGCCAATACTCGATCTCTTCGTCCATCGCCGCCAAGCCGCGGACTTCGATGTCGTAGGTGTCCATGTCGACCCAATCATCAAATGTCCGTTCTTGCATGATTCGTGTGACCTCTGAGGTCGGCAGCGAATGATCGATGATGCTCCTGAAGCCAAGGCCGAACCAATCGTCCATGTCGGCTTGGTTGGGTAAGTTCTCGATGATCCACTCCCCGGTGTAGCGCTCCGGGGAGTACTCCAAATGGTCGACCTCGTCCTGCAAAGTCCAGTCGTCCTCGGCGATTCGACGCTCTCGGTTTGCCTCGAAGTTGTGGAAGAACTCTTCGTGGCTGATGTCGGCGTTTACGTCGCCTTTCCAGTCGTACCAGCGCACGTCGATGCCAATCTGGTCCCAGCGTGTAAACGCAGCCACCAGTGCCGCCTTCGTCGGCGCAAACACCCATTCGTACTCATTGAGAAAGCGTTGGCCGGAAGAGCAGCCGACGCCTTTCGCCGCAAACGGTCGAATGTCGCGTTGCGTCGCCCAAAACTGCTCAAGCGCCGCCAGCGTGGGGAGTCGAACGAAAACGGCATTCCCAGCCAAAGGCTGATTCTCAGGTAGTGGAACTTGAACGGGTAGTAACGATTTCTTCGACGTGCGCACTCATGGCCCCCTGGTTAATGTCGGTCGATAGTACCGATATTGCCGCGAGGGCTAAACCACCCTTCGCTATCTTAGATTTATGTAGGAAAACGGCTTTGATCCCGCCGCGCGTGTCGGCTCGCTGGACTATCGATACCGAGCTGACAGCTCACTCCTCGGCGGAGTTGGCCCAGTTGAGACCGCCGATCCTCGGGCCGAGTTCCAAACGCCACGACGAATGCCGAGAACGGTGGTGATCTGCCCACGTCCCGCCGAACGGACCCTCGACATAGAGGAGCTTCCGGCGCACCAGGCGCCCTGGCTCGCCCCACTCATCGGGCTCGCGCTCTTCCTCGATCACCGCGACGGACGTCTCCGGATCGTACCGCGGAGGCTCGCTCCGGGTGCGCAGCCAGCAGGGATAGCGGGACACACAAATCGACATGAGGCGATGTTCAATGGTTGGACGGGCGACGGGCTTGCTGTGCCCGTATGGTACGAGACCGGTTCGACGTCGGCTGCACGCGACTAGGCGCGTGCGCCGTCAAGTCGCGGTGACGGGGCGCAACGGTTCAGTGCCAGCTAGCTCCGCGCGTACCGCGCCACCCTGGCTGGATAGCCAGCGCGCGACCCAACCCAGGGCGGCGGCGTCGGTGCGGAAAGGTCGGCTAACGTGATTCTTGAGCCCAAGGTGGCGGCGAATGGTCGCGACCGCCGCCAGTTCTCCGCGCGCGGGGGCCACCGTCGCGAGCCACGCGTCGGGGTCGTCATCCGGTACCACGACGAGATGGGACGGGAAGATCGAGCCGGAAAAGGGCGCCTCCCAGTGAAAACCGGGAGGCAGATCTTGTAAAGGCCGGAGAGCGTCCATGGGCGGACATTAGTTAGGCGCTGTCTCGCCGGCCGAGACGCTCCGGCGGGAGGCGGCGGTCACTCGGGTACGGCCTTCGTTGCCTTCTTCTTGGTGGCCTTCTTCTCCGTCGCCGCCGGCTTCTGCGCTTTGGGCCCGTGCTGTTCCACTACCGCCAGAACCTGCCGCTTGGACATGCCACGCAGTATCGCGATCTTCTCGATGACCTCCGGGCGGGGACGATTGCTGCCTCGCTCCCAGCTATAGACCGACTGGTGGCTCGCACCGAGCAAAGGGGCGAAGGCCTCTCGCGAAAGACCGAACTTCTCACGCAACTTGCGCAAGCCACTGGGCGAGAAGCGTGCCCGCGTGGTGGGTGCCGTCGGGTCGCCGTCCACTTTCCCGTTCTTGCGCGGCTCTTTGGACAGCACCTTGATACCACGCTGGAGCTGATCGATATCAGCCTTGAGCGAAGTGATGGTCTTGCGCTGGGCGAGAACCTGTTTGCGAAGAGGCTCCACCTGCTGCCGGAACTCCTTTCTCGTCAATCGGACAATTTTGTCTTTCAGCACAGAAGCAATGTTTGGCATGGAGCGTCCTCTATCTCTCAGGGTGGATCGAACGGTTCAGTGTGTGGGAACAAAGTCAACGCGCTTGCAGGCCGACACGCTGGAGTTGGTCCTGCCAGAGCAGTGGCGGGCTTACCACCAGCCGCGTCAACCGTATATCGGGGAGCGTATCGTCCAGGATCGCTTCGACGATCTGCGGAGCCAATAGGGTCATGTTGATCATGCGGGCGACATAGCTGTGGTCGGTGTTTTCTTTTGCCGCGATCTCCTTCATGGAGGCCACCTCGCCGGCATCTAGCATGTCCCGCCAGCGAAAGCCGCGTGCCAAGGCCTGCTGCATGGCGGTCAGCTCCGGCGAGACGCCTGGATGTCCGACGCTGGCTGGCCGCATCGTCCTGCGCCCCGAACGCCGCCTCAGACGAATCGGAATCGTCACTGTGGCCGCGCCGTCGCTGGTATAGAAGGTACTGACCTCCCCGTTGGGGTGAATGACGGCGTTGGTCATGCGGCGTGCCTTTGCAGGTCATCCGCCAGTAGCTGGATGCCCAACGGGTGGAACCGGATTTCAAGGCGTTCGGGCGCGACGATGATCTTCTCGATCAGTTGCCGGGCGATGAGTTGCTGTTCGGCCGGGAACAGCGAGTCCCATATCCGGTCCATCTGCCGCATCGCCACGGTGATCTGTGCTTCGTCCAATGCTGTGTCCTGGAACCGCGCCGCCGACAAGGTAGCTTGAATCATCTCAGGAGACTGAATAATCCGCCGGAACTGCCTCACCACCATGGACTCCAGCTCATTGGCAGGCAGGCGCGGCAAGGGCGATCGCGCGAGCTTGCCCCGGTCCATCAGCTCCTTGCTCAGGTAATAGCGATAGAGCTGTCCGTTGCGCTTGGTGGTATGCCACGGAGTCAGGGCTGCGCCGTCCGAGTCGAACAGCAGGCCTTTCAGCAGAAAGGCTACGTTGGCCCGCGAGTGGTTGGTGCGCGCATGGGCGTTGACCGCGAGTATCTCGCGCGTTTTCTCCCACAGCGCAGCATCGATGATGGGTGGGTGGGTGTTCTCGAATTCTGTGTCCTTGTGCTTCAAGTGGCCGAGGTAGGTTCGATTGTGGAGAATCTTGTGGATCGCGCCTTTGTCGAGCACCTTGCCCGGCGTGTGCCGGCCTGCGGCGCTGGTCCACGCCTTGTTGCGGTGCTCGGCGTGCGTCGCAAGCTCCGCCACCTTCTGCATCGAGCGTTCCTGTGCAAAGCTTTGGAATACCCAGCGAACCACTTCGGCTTCCGGTCCGTTGATCGCGAGTCGCCTTTCCTTGACGTCGTATCCGAGCGGTGGAACGCCATGCATCCACAGCCCCTTCTTCTTGCTGGCCAAGAACTTGTCGCGGATGCGCTCGGCAGTCAGCTCCCGCTCGAACTGGGCGAAGGTCAGCATGATGTTAAGCACCATGCGACCCATGGCATCGGTGGTGTTGAAGTGCTGGGTCACCGCGACAAACGTCACGTTGTGTTCTTCGAGGATCTTGAACAGCTCAGCGAAGTCGAACAGCGACCGGGTGAGGCGGTCAATCTTATAGGTGACGACGATGTCGATCTTGCCGGCGCGAATATCGTCCAGCAGACGCTTGAGGGCTGGGCGTTCCAAATTGCCACCGGAGTACCCTCCGTCGTCATAGTAGTCGCCGACCGGAATCCAGCCTTCAGAGCGCCGGCTGGCGATGTACGCTTCGCCGGAATCGCGTTGGGCGTCGATGGAGGTGTAGGCCTGCCCAAGCCCTTCCTCGGTGGAGACGCGGGTGTATACGGCACACCGCTGCCGCTTGGGCGGGAGGGTGTTCATGCCGCGAGCAGCACCAGCCGTGCCGGCGTTGTTTTGCACTCGATCACCAAGGTATCGTGCTGATAGAAGAATCGCAGCAACTGCCCCATGTCGGCATCGGTCGTCGCCAGTCGTCCCCAGTCGCACACGGCGATGACGTCGATCTTTCGCGCTGCCACATCGAGCAACAGTCGCTGGAAGTCCGGCCGGATCTGCGTGTTCGCGCAGTAGCCGTTGTCGATGTAGGTGCTGAGCACTGGCGGCACGTCGGCGCAGCGCCGCAGGGTATCGGTGATCACGGTCTTCTGGTAGCCAATGAAATCGGTGTCGGCCCACAGCGTCTGGCAGTACATCGCGATGCGCAGCGGCTCACGCGGATCGGTCGGCGGGATGATGAACGGGTCCATTAGGGTTTGTCCTTGGTTGAGGGATTGCGAAGTCCGAAGAAGGCCGGGCCGGACCAGCGGGTGCCGGTGATCTCGCGGGCGATGACAGACAGGCTCCGGTACTGCCTACCGCAGTACTCAAAGCAGCGTTCGTCCAGCACGCGAACGGAGTGCAAAGCGCCGTGGTAATTCCGGGTGAGCACTGTGCCGGTGCGCAGCGCTCCATTCTTCTTGGGTTGGAGGGCGCCGGTTTCGAGTAGATGCCGAATCCGTCGCTCGTTGGATCGAAGCAGGTCTGAGTGGCTCTCTTGGGCTGCCAGCTCTTGCAGTCGATGGGTTAGCCGGCGCTCGACGTACTTGCGATTGTTGATGCCGGGTTCGCGCCCAAACAGCTCTTTCCACATCGCTTTGAGTTCGCTCCAGCCCAGACTCTGCAGCGCGGCGATCCTAGGACTGACCTTGCTGGGTGGTGCGGTGGATCGTTTCACGTCTCTCTCCGTTGGGGTTTGAAGGTGCGGACATACACCCTCGGTTCGGAGACGTTTGCAAGTCCACGGGTTTCTCCAGCCGATGCATCGATATCGGCGCGCAATCGAACGACCGCGAGCGCCAACAAGTTCGCTACTGCATCGAGTCGGGCGTGGGCTTCAGCCTGCTTAGGGTCTTCATTCATGGTCATCAGGGGATGGGGCATTGGACGTGCTCGGCGGACCGGCACGCGAGGGCGGCAAGGCTTCCTTTCTGATCCAGACATCGCCCTTCGCCGTATCGATGAAGCGACGCAGTTCAGAGGGGAGGGCCTGCCACAGCGAGGTGTACTGACCGCCGTAGCGCGCTTGGCGCAGGAGCGGTTTCCATTTGACGGATTGATGCCCCGCTTCGTGTGCCGCCGCGAGCAGACCGACGACCTCCTTCTGACTGCGCCGGAGCACGATGGCTTCATCGCCAATCGCCAGCCGGCCGCTCGCGGGGTCGTGATCGAACCAGACCGGGTAGGGCGCGGTGATGGCATCGCCCAGGCGCCGGAAATCCAGCCAGAGCCCTTCGGTTTCCATGCGCGCGACTTCGTCGAGGGCCAGGATCGTACGATGGGTGTCGGCGAGTTGGGTGTTGATCAGCGGCGAGGAGGTCAGCACGATTTGGCGGCCAACCGAGTCGAGCTGCAGGCACGAGAGGATCGGCGCAAAGTCGATGTACCAGCCGGCGCGCAGCAGATAGACCGGCACATCGCCCGCGGCGGTGTTGAGGCTCGCCAGGCGCCACAGTCGGTTTTCGATCAGCATGTCCGGCGCCGCATTCGGCCCCGCAAGCCGGCGCGCCAGCAACGCCGGCAACCAGTCGAGCTGGACCTGCGTGGACATGTACTCGGACGTCATCTCAACCTCGGCCGCGCAGACCACGCATTTCACGTCGCGCTCTTGATACGAGTGCAACTGGAGGGCGAACTGATGGCCGCCCCGCGCGCAATGGATTCGCCGGGTGCGTCGGGTCTTCGCCAACGCTCCCAGCGTGACGAAATCGCTCATGGCGTCGCCGTCGTAGGGCAATAGGGCATCTGCCGGTTCGGATTCGAACCAGTTCAAGTATCGGTACAGCACGATGTGTCCTTCGAAATCGTAGGCAATAGCTGCCCGTCAGGCCTAAGCGGCCTAGGTACAGGTGCAGCCGATGAAGCGACTCAGCGGATCAGGGAATCAGCGAATCGTTAGATTCGGAATCAGATCAGGTATCTGTCCGCCGCCATGGGCGGCAAGTTCGAGTTTGCTCCGCAGTACAGGAGCAACGAGAGAGTGAGAAGGTTGAGCTGAGTCCGTGAACGTCGCCGCCGTGGCAGTTTGAAACAATCCGTTGTGCATAAGTTTGGCCTTTGGAGAGAGCCACTTTTAGTTGGTTCTGTCTTGCTGAATAGCAGCCTATCCTGTCGCCGAAGCTGTGCGCAATATCACTTGCGCATCCGTTGACACGTGATCCGCGTTCCGGTCGATTGTGTTCATGCTTCGTTTGGATTGAGGGCGGTCACGAGCGAATTCAGTGAGCAATCGGCGTCGGTTCCTCACTCGAATGCGCGAATCTCTGTCAGAGAGGAATCGACCCTCGATTCCTCATGCATTCCTCACTGATTCCTAGCTCGTTCCCCCCTTACATTCCTCACTGCGCTTGACCGACGCTTCTTGCACGGCAGAACACGCCGCATACAAGGAGCAGAACATGAGCAGTGGTTTCTACTCGCCCGAGGAGTTGTCGGCGCATTGGCGCGTTCCGGCGAAGACCTTGGAGCGCTGGCGCACCGAAGGCATCGGGCCGCGCTTTTGCAAGATCGCCGGTCACGTGCGCTATCGGCACGACGACGTTGAGCAGTTCGAGACCGCCTCGATGCGGTCGTCCACGACGACTCCGGCGCAGGTGTCTGCATGACGCTGCTGGAACAATGCATCGGGCGCCCCGCATCGGAGCTGGCCGAGTTCGCGCCCGAGCAGTTGCTCGACCTGAAGCAGCAGGTGGTCGACGCGCTCGCGACCGCAAAGGCGAACGCCGACTGGATCGATCGCGCGCTCGAGTTGCGCTATAGCCGCATCGCGGCTCAGGCACGCCTGGCCGCCGGCAAGGACGCCGGCACGGTGAGCTTTGCCGATGGCGACGTCCGTGTCAGCGTCGAGCTGCCCAAGAAGATCGAGTGGGATCAGACCCGGCTCGCGCAGATCGTCCAGCGCATCCGCGCCGCGGGCGAAGACCCCGGTGAGTTCGTCGAGATCAGCTACCGCATCAGCGAGAGCAAATACAGCGGCTGGCCGGTGTCGATGCGCGCGAACTTCGACGCGGCACGCACGCTCAAGACCGGCAAGCCCACGTTCCGCCTCTCTACAACGGACGGTGAACTGTGACCACACTCGCAATTTTGAGTGGGGGTTGCCGCTGATGGTCCTGCCTATCGTGACCGCCGAGCAGCGCTTGGCCGAAGTCCGTGGCGTCAAGGGTGTGCTGATCGGACGCTGGGGTCTGGGCAAGACCTTTCAGCTATGGAGCCTCGACCCGGCGACGACCTTGTTCGTGGACATCGAGGCCGGCGACCTGGCGGTCAAGGACTGGCCGGGCGACAGCTTGCGCCCGCGCACCTGGGAGGACTGCCGCGACTTGGCCGTTTTTCTGGGCGGCCCGAACCCGGCCTTGCGCGATGGCCAGCCGTTCAGCCCTTGGCACTACGAGCAGGCGTGTGCGCGCTACGGCGATCCCGCCGTGCTTGATCGCTACCGCACGCTCTTCATCGACTCGATCACCGTCGCCGGTCGGTTGTGCCTGCAGTGGTGCAAGGGGCAGCCGCAAGCGTTCTCGGAAAAGACCGGCAAGCCGGACACGCGCGGTGCCTATGGGCTGATGGGGCAGGAGATGGTCGGCTGGCTGACCCACATCCAGCACACCCGCGGAAAGCACATTTGGTTCGTCGGCATCCTCGACGAGCGGATCGACGACTTCAATAAGAAGATCTACGAGCTGCAGATCGACGGCTCCAAGACCGGACTGGAGTTGCCCGGCATCGTGGACGAGGTGATCACGCTCGCGCAGATCACGTCCGGTGACGGCCCGCCGTACCGCGCCTTCGTCTGCCACACCGCCAATCCGTGGGGATTCCCCGCCAAGGACCGGTCCGGCCGACTCGATCAGATCGAGCCCCCGAACCTGGGCCAACTCATGCGCAAGCTCGGCGCGCCCGAAGCGGCGGCGCCCAACGACACCCCTCTTCACTGATTCGCAGGAACCCCCATGACGGCTTGGAACAATTTCAACGACGCGGATAGCCCGTCGTTCGCACTCATCCCCAAAGGCACGCTGGTCAAAGTCCGCATGACCATCAAGCCGGGCGGCTACAACGACGTTAATCAAGGCTGGCTGCATGGCTGGGCCACGCGTGGCGACAGCGGCGCGGTCTATCTCAACGGCGAGTTCGTCGTGCTCGAAGGCCAGTACGCGCGGCGAAAGCTGTGGTCGTTGATCGGCCTGCACAGCGACAAGGGCCCGACCTGGGGCCAGATGGGCCGCAGCTTCATCAAGGGCGCGCTGAACTCGGCGTTCGGCCTGCATCCCGACGACGTGAGCGCCGCCGCGCAAGCCGGTCGCTGCATCGAAAGCTTCGCCGATCTCGATGGCTTGGTCTTCGCCGGCAAGGTCGACTGGGAGCGAGACCAGCATAACGAAGACAAGGCGGTCATCAAGACCCCGATCATGCCCGACCACCCCGGCTACAAGGAGGTCATGGGGGTGGTGCCCGAGCCGGGCAACGGTCAGGCCGGGGCGTCCGTGCCCGCGCACGTCGCACACGCAGCTCAAGCCGCGGCGTCGCCGGTGGCCGGTCGCCCCGTCTGGGCGCAGTGAGGCGCGACGAGCCATGAAGCGTACCCGGCTCGAAGATCGATACCCCAACCGCGAAGGCATCTATACGGATCTGCGGAAACTCGGACGGAGCGAACTGGAAGTGCAGATCCAACACCTGCTGCGATCGGCTCAGCAACTTCACGAGCACGCGAAGGCGTTGATGGACTACCGCGACCAAATGGTTGAGCGGTCCAGACAGGGTCGATGACGTGCTGCTGGGCGTGCGGAAAACCTGCACGCGGCTTCGGCCACCTGAACCTGCGCCGCCGGATCGGTGATCCGCGGCGCGCGCCCTACCGATGGGCGTTCTGTTCGACAACCTGCCAGAACGCCTTCCACCAACTCTACGACACCCGACGCCGGAGCGATCCGGCGTCGATAGAGGAGCTTTTGCCTATGACCCACCCACTGACCCAGGACGCACAGCGTTCTTGCCTGCGAGCGCTGGCATCGGTCGCCGACCGCATCGGCTTCGACACCCCCCTTGGCCACTACAACCAGGCGCAAGCCACCGAAGTGATTGAGGCCATCACCCAAGCCTACGAAGCGTCGGTTCGAGGTCAGTCCAATCCGGTCGGCTATCGGCTTGCGCCGCCGTTCGACGGCTTCGAGAACGACACGATTCCTTTCTGACCATCGACCAATGCTCGATTTCAACACCCACGATCTGTCCGAACTTGTCGGCACGCTGATCGACGCGGCCATGGAGCGCGAAGCGGCGTTGCTGCCGCCGCGCGCGTATCTGGGCGCATCCAGCTTGGGCGAAGACTGCGCGCGCCGACTGCAGTTCCAATACTTCAACGCACCCAAGGACATCGGCCGCCATGTTCCCGGTCGGGTACTCCGTGTATTCGCACGCGGCCATCGCGTCGAGGACTGGATGGCCGACTGGTTGCGTCAAGCCGGCTTCGACCTGCGCACGCGCAACGAGCGAGGTGAGCAGTTCGGCTTCTCCACCGCGAATGGTCGCGTTCGTGGTCACGTGGATGGTGTGATTGTCGCCGGTCCGGACACCTTCCGCTATCCGATGCTTTGGGAAACCAAGGCGGTCGGCACCAAGACGTATCGTGAGTTGCAGAAGAAGAAACTCGCCACCAGCCGCCCGGTTTACGCCACGCAGGTCGCGCTGTACCAGGCCTACCTCGGCCTGCACGAACACCCCGCGTTGTTCACTGCGATCTGCACCGACGACATGGAAATCTACGCCGAGCGCGTGCCGTTCGACCGCGGCTTGGCGCAACGCGCGTCTGATCGCGCCGTCCAGATCCTGCGCGCCTGCGACGCCGCCGATCTGCTGCCCCGCATCTCCACCACACCGACCCACCAGACCTGTCGGCAATGCCCCTGGCAGGACCGTTGTTGGTCCCTGCCTTCCCCCACCACGCTCCACTGAGCTAGAGACCCCCTATGAGCACCCTCGCTGAACTGTTCGGACTTGACGCAAACGCCAGTGCCGACGACCTGCAACACGCCGCGCTGATGCTGCCGGAGATCCGGGACTACCACGCCGTGCCGGTGTCGGTGACCCCCGAGATTGCCGGCCATTGGCTGCGGCGCAATGACACCAACCGCCCGGTTCGCAAGAAAGCCGTGACCCAGTACGTCAACGACCTGAAGAACGGTCGCTGGCAACAGAACGGAGAGACCGTGAAATTCGGCCGCTCCGGGCGCCTGCTCGATGGACAGCACCGGATCGCCGCCATCGCCGCCGCCGGTGTCGCCCAACCGATGCTCATCGTCACCGGCGTGGCCGATGGTGCGTTCGACACGATCGATACCGGCCGTCGCCGCACCAGCACCGATGTGCTGATCATCGAAGGCATCGGCGTGTTTGAAGCCAGAATTGCCGCGGCGGCGCTTCCGATGATCATGAACTATCGCAGCGGCCTGCTGCCGCATAGCTCCATGCGCTACCCCAATCACGAGTTGCTGGATTGCTGGGCGAGCCTGCCCCAGGTCCGAGCCAGCAGCCAGTTCGTGACCAAGCTGCCGCACCGGATGGTGCCGATCAGCCAGTCGAAGACCCTGTTCCTGCATTGGGCCTTCGCGCGTCACGATGTGGCCGCCGCCGACCAGTTCATCGAGGGCCTGTTCGTGGGCGACCGGCTCGATCGGACGGGGGCGGTGTTCCATCTGAGAGAGCGCCTGCTGCTGGATCGCGTGGAACGACGCAAGGCCGACGACGGCGCCCAACTGCATGCCTGCATCAAAGCCTGGAACGCCGAGCGTGCCCATAGGCGCGTGCGCGGCTGGCGGGCGCTGTTCCCTTCGTCGGACGAAGCCTTCCCGGAGGTGTCGGCGTGAGCTACGAATTTCATCCGCTGTGTCAGGTCTTGCCTGACATGCCCAAGGGCCAGTTTCAGGAACTCGTGGCCGACGTCCGGGCGAACGGGCTGCTGCATCCGATCGTCCTTCTTGACGGGCAGATCCTGGACGGGCGGCACCGGTACCGCGCGTGCATCGAGTGCGGGATCGAGCCGCAGTTCACGCCGTTCGCTGGCACCGATCCGACGACGTTCGTGGTGAGTGAAAATCTGGCTCGGCGTCATCTGACCGAATCCCAGCGTGCGATGGTCGCATCCAGTTTGGCGCTGCTCCACCCGGGTCGACCGAAAAAAGCGCCGAATTCGGCTATTTATTCGGCGCCGAAAATTGAGGAAGCTGCGAGGCTGGTCGGAGTGTCGAATTCGTCCGTGCGGGAGGCCAATCGAGTCAAACGCGAAGGGGTTCCTGCGCTGGTGAAGAAGGTCGTCGCGGGCGACATCACTCTGCACGAGGCCCGTAAGATCGCCAAGCTCGGTGCGCCGGCACAAGCGAAGATCGTCGCGATCGATGATCGGCGCGAACGCCAGCGGGCGCTCGGGACCGCGCACAAACGCAGTGCCGGGCGGGCGGTGGCACCGCGAATCGACATGATGGAGGCGGTGCCGGGCACCGCGTACGTGCGCGACACCTTGCGTCGACTGGACCAAATCACCAATGAGCTGCTCGACGCGGAAGGTAGCGCGGAAGCGTTCGCGACCCGCTTTCTGAACGAGTTCGATTGGAATGAACCGATCTTGCGGCAGCGGCTCGACCACGCGCGTCGCGGGATCGACGCCGTCGCCAGGCTCCAGCAGGAACTGGAGCGGAGGTCGGCCGTCGCATGATGGATTTCAATGACGCCGAAGTGCGGGCGGAGCCGCCGGGGCCGCAGCGACCGTCGCGCGATGCGGTGCGCATGCTGTTGCTGCAACGCCTGGATGGCGTCCTCCAGGCGTTGTACCCGAACGGCCGTGCGCGCCGAGGGCAGTTCACCATCGGCGATGTCCACGGCGCGGCCGGCGACAGCTTGGAGATCGCCCTGAGCGGGGACAAGGCGGGACTGTGGAATGACCATGCCACCGGCGAGGGCGGCGACATCTTCGACCTGATCGCGGCGCAGGCCGGCTTGGATGCCCGGCACGACTTCGCTTCGGTGCTCGAACGTGCCTCCGAATTGGTGGGGCATGTGCCGACGCCCAGTACGGCGTCGGCGTCCAAGCGGCGCCCGTCGGAGCCGGCCGTGGACGACCTGGGGCCGCACACGGGGCGCTGGGACTACCTGAGTGCGGACGGCGACTTGATCGCGTGCGTGTACCGCTATGACCCGCCCGAGGGCAAGCAGTATCGCCCGTGGGATGCGAAGCGGCGCAAGCACCAGGCGCCGACGCCCCGGCCGCTCTACAACCAGCCCGGCATGGCGGCGTCGAACGAGGTGGTCCTGGTCGAGGGCGAGAAATCGGCCGATGCGCTGATCGAGCGGGGGGTCTGCGCCACGACCTCGATGAACGGCGCGAACGCACCGATCGACAAGACCGACTGGGCACCGCTGTGCGGTAAGCACGTGCTGATCTGGCCGGACAAAGACAAGCCCGGCTGGGAGTACGCGATGCAGGCGGCGCAGGCGGCGTTCAACGCCGGCGCCGACTCGTGCGCGCTGCTGCACTTGCCCGACCACCAGCCGCAGGGCTGGGACGCCGCCGATGCCGCCGAACACGGCTTCGACATCGATGGGTTCCTGCGCGCGGGCGAGCGCACGTTCCTGTCGCCCGGGAACGATGCCGCGCCGCCGAACATCGACTTCGACGGTCTGGACTGGAGCAGCGACGACGGCCTCGGCCTGGCGTTCACCCGTCGCTATGCCGATGACTGGCGCTACTGCGCGGCCTGGGGCCAGTGGCTGAGCTGGACCGGCACGCGCTGGAATCCAGATCGGACCCTGGTCTTGCAGCACCTGGTGCGCGGTGTCTGTCGTGCGGCGCAAGCGTTCGCCGACAAGCCGACGCAGCGTTCCAAACTGGCGTCGGCGTCGACCGTTGGCGGCGTTGAGCGCCTGGCCCGTAGCGATCCGCGCCATGCCTCCTGGGCAGAAGACTGGGACCGCGATCCGTGGGCGTTGAACACGCCACAGGGCATTGTGGACCTGCGTGACGGGGAGCTGCGTCGCCATGCGCGTGGCGAGCACATGACCAAACTGACCACGGCCAGCCCGCAAGGGGACTGTCCGACCTGGCGAAGTTTCCTGGGCGACGTGACCGGCGGCGATGAGGCGTTGCAAGCGTACTTGCAACGCGTGGCCGGGTACTGCCTGACCGGTGTCACCACCGAGCACGCGCTGTTCTTCTTGTACGGCACGGGCGCCAACGGCAAATCCGTGTTCGTGAACACCCTGGCCACGATCCTGGGCGACTACGCCACCAACGCGCCGATGGATACGTTCATGGAGAGCCGCGGCGAACGTCACCCGACTGAGCTGGCCGGACTGCGGGGCGCACGCTTCGTCGCCGCCGTGGAGACCGAAGAAGGCCGACGATGGAACGAGGCAAAGCTCAAGGCCATCACCGGCGGAGACAAGATCAGCGCGCGCTTCATGCGGCAGGACTTCTTCGAGTACATCCCGCAGTTCAAGTTGGTGGTCGCGGGCAACCACAAGCCGGCCATTCGCAACGTGGACGAAGCGATGAAGCGACGCCTGCACATGATCCCGTTCACCGTGACCATCCCGCCGGAGCGGCGCGACGGCCGGATGACGGAAAAGTTGCTGGTCGAGCGAGACGCCGTCATGGCCTGGGCCGTGCAGGGTTGCCTGGATTGGCAGCGCATCGGGCTGCAGCCGCCGCAATGCGTGCTGGATGCCACCGACGAGTACTTCGAAGCCGAAGACGCACTGGGGCGTTGGACGGATGAGCGCTGCCAAGAACATCCGCAGGCGCAAGCATTGGTCTCCGATCTGTTTGTCGACTGGAAAGACTGGGCACAGGCAAACGGCGAATTCGCCGGTTCGATCAAACGCTTCGCCGAGATGCTGGAGTCGCGGAAGTTCGGGCGACGTCGCGGGGCGAAGGGGGCGCGGTACGTGATCGGCCTTAGTTTGCGGCCCAAAAGCTTCAGTCGATACGCGACCTAATCAAATCAACCACTTACCCGGCTGGGTGACGGATGTGACAGGTCTGCTAGTTACCCCTCACGTGTGCGCGCGCGCACACACATAAGGGATAACCGACAATCGCGTCACATCCGTCACCCAGTCATGAAATCGACAAGGAACGATTCATGGATTTCACCACGTTGCTCGAACAACTCGTCACCGACTTCGAAGCCGAGATCGGCGTACTCCCACGCATTACGCCGATGGACGAGCTCTACGCTCACTACCGCCGTTGGTCGGACGAGCCTGGCTACCGAATCGCGGACCTTGCCGCCTTCGCACATCGGCTGGCCCGCGACGGGTTCATGCCCTGTCGGATGGCGGACGGCAGTTTGGCGTTTCTGGGATTGTCGCCGAAGGGCCCCATGGCGATCGGAGGCCGGGCATGACCGCGCTCGCTTCGAATGCTGCGACCTCCCCGTCGCCGCAGGTTGCTCTGGACGCGCACGCCCCGCTGATCGTGGCATTGGATCTGGGTACGACGCTGGGCTGGGCGCTGCGCTTCTCCGGCCAGGCCATGAGCGGCACCGAGCACTTCAAGGTCGGCCGCTTCGAAGGCGGCGGCATGCGCTACCTGCGCTTCGTGCGTTGGCTCGATGAGCTGTGGCGCTTTGCCGGTCGGCCTTCGACGCTCTACTTCGAGGAGGTGCGCCGGCACCGCGGCGTCGATGCCGCGCACGTCTACGGCGGTTTCCTGGCGCAACTCACCGCCTGGTGCGAGCGCCACGGCGTTCCGTATCAGGGCGTGCCGGTCGGCACGATCAAGAAGTTCGCCACCGGCAAGGGCAACGCCGACAAGGCGGCGATGATCGAAGCGGCGAAGCGATGGGGTCATCGGCCAGAGGACGATAACGAGGCCGATGCCCTCGCGCTGCTGCATTGGGCCATCGCGAAGGAGGCGAAGGCATGATCGTGTCCGAGTTCCAATACCGATCGCCGCTCGGGCGCTTCGTGCCGCAGACGCTGGACTTGGATCGGCTCAAGCGCCAGGGCTGGCGCGAGCAGGGACTGCTCGTCGTGTCTGCCGAGGACACGCGTCTGGATTGGGTCGAGCGGCAGCTGCTGAGCCAGATTGCCGAGCGCCTCTACGGCAAGCGGGAGCAGGCGCATGGCTGAGTGGACCGTGCAGAAGGTCGCCGATCAGTTCCAAGAAGCCGCCATCACGGCCCGCAGGTTGCCGACTGCGAAGGTGCAGGGTTATGCATCGTACTGGCCGGATATCCAACGACAGTCGTGGGAGGGCTATGCCGACGAACGCATCGTCCTGCGCTTTGCGGCGTCGCCGGCCGCCATCGATCGCTTCGGCGAGACCGTGCGTTGGTTGCGGTGGCTGGACGAGGAGCAACGTCGCCTGATCTGGCTGCGCGCCCAGCTGGTGCCCTGGCGTGAGGTCTGCGTGCGCACTGGGTTGATCCGCAAGACGGCCTGGCGTCGCTGGCAGCATGCACTGGTGCTGGTCGTGACACATCTCAATGGGCCGTTGCCGCGCTTTGCTCAGCCGTCGCCGGTGCTTTCGGAAGCGAAATCGAGATGACTTTGTGCCGTTGGGGGCGGTTGGGGGTGATTGGGGGCTAATGCGAAAACCGGGGGTGTCCCAAAATCCCCGGTTTTACCCTAGCCTAGTCGGCATGCTGATCGTGGTGCGCCGGCAACGCGACGGATCAGCAGTTCACTTCGAGGCCGAAATGGTGCAGGTGCTCGTCGGAGATGATCGGCACACCGTGACTTATCCAAACAAACGAAATTTCCACGGAAAATATAGTCTCGTACTCGGCCTTCACTTCCATCGTGCCGGCCAGGTCGTCCAGCGCAGCAACACCGAGCTCACCCAGTGGCACGGCGCTGAGGAGCCTGTTGCTATCTCGCTTTAGTGAGATGACATGTCGGTTCATGGCATCGCTTAGTGAACTAGGAGTGCCAATCGCACAGTTCGGCATAGTCCAACGCCATCCCTCGGTCGGCGAGCTTTGCGTCGAGCCAGTGCGGCAATTCCGGCTTCTCGGTTTCAAAGCTGAGCGTGGCCTCGCCGGGCGCTCCTTTCAGGAGCTTGCAGTTCCAAACACCGGGGATGCGTTCGAGAGCGCATCGAGCTAACTCGCCGAGGTCACCGACCGAAGTCTCTTGGCCCTGCCTTCTTTTGACAACAACGAGATGCTTCTTCATCGGTCGCCTCCTCCAGAGCGTCGACCCATCTTCTCGCCGCACGACGACCCTTTGGCTACCGCTGGTCGGCAGGTGAATCAGTAGTGTGCCTTTGATGAGCAGGCCAGTGCTTTGTAGCTGGGCAAGCCGATGCGCTGAAGGTGCGGCTTGCAGGGTCAATAACTGACTTTATGGCGTTCTTTGCGCGGTACGTCCTCGTGATGACTAGTTTGTGTTGTCTCATCGAGTACGTGCCTATTGTATCTGCGAAGGCTTACGAAAGACTTCGTTCTTCAACCAGACCAGCCCGAACTCGTCAAATACTTCCGGGGCAGTTCTCTCGGGATTTCGTCGCGACAGCCACTTATAGCTCAGCACGACTTGCGCATGTGATTCCTGTAGAACCGAAATGCTCCAAGCTAAACGCAATCTCGAAAACGCGGCCAGTGCTATGTCGCTGAGCGGAAAAAATTCTAAAGCTGGACCAGTCGCGCGTAATAAGGTGACTACGTATAGTTTCATGCTCCCCCCGGATCGGATCGAGGCCATCGACAACCGGCCGCGGTATTGTCCCCCAACCGAGTTGACTTGGGAGCCGCGAGTTAGCTTATCGACCCGGCGCAGCAAAGCTGCAGAAGCACCACGATGTAGCCTCTGCGGCGCTGCGCATCCCCTGCGTCTTGCTCGCGCCCCCTCCCCCGCGCCAAGCCGGACGACGGCCCACTGAGGGTCACTCGCTGCGCCGTGTGGCCGAAAATCGCGGGTCCTTCCCACAGCATAAACCGCACGGGGGGCCAAGCCGCAAAACCCCGCTAGCGTCAATCTTTTCATTCGGGTTTGCAGTCCCTGCAACCCGGTTCGCATCCGGACATCCCTTGAGCCTTCAGATCGAACAGCGCCCGATCGAGGCGCTCATTCCGTTTGCGCGGAACGCAAGAACGCACTCCGATGCGCAGGTCGCGCAGATTGCGGCCAGCATCGTGGAGTTCGGTTGGACGAATCCGATCCTGGTCGATGGCACCAACGGCATCATCGCCGGCCACGGTCGACTGCTGGCGGCACGCCAACTGGGACTCGCGCAGGTGCCGGTGATCGAGCTGGCTCACCTGACCCCGGCGCAGAAGCGGGCGTACGTCATCGCCGACAACCGACTGGCTGAGAACGCAGGGTGGGACGAGGAATTGCTGAAGCTGGAACTGGCCGAGCTGCGCGATGCCGAGTTCGACCTGGACCTGCTCGGCTTTACGGAAGACGAGCTGGACGACCTGCTCCTCGACGACCAGGCCGGATTGACCGACGACGACGAAATTCCCGAGGTGCAGGACCAGCCGATCTCGCGCCGCGGCGATCTCTGGATCTGCGGCGGTCACAAGGTGCTATGCGGCGACGCCACCAGCGCCGATGACTACGCTGCGTTGCTTGGCGATGAGCTAGTGGACATGACGTTCACCGACCCGCCTTACAACGTCGACTACGCCAACAACCCCAAGGACAAGCTGCGCGGCAAGCATCGTCCGATCCTCAACGACAACCTCGGTTCCGACTTCGGCGCCTTCCTGCAGGCCGCCTGCCAGCAGATCCTGACGGCGACCAAGGGCGCGGTCTACATGGCCATGTCGTCGTCAGAATTGGACCGCCTGCAAGATGCCTTCCGCGCAGCGGGCGGTCGCTGGTCCACCTTCATCATCTGGGCCAAGAACAAGTTCACGATGGGGCATGCCGACTACCAGCGGCAGTACGAGCCCATCCTCTACGGCTGGCGCGACGGCAATGATCGGTTCTGGTGCGGCGCGCGCGACCAGGGCGACGTCTGGTTCATCGACCGCACCAGCAAGAACGACCTGCACCCGACTATGAAGCCGGTAGCGCTGATGGAGCGGGCTATTCGCAACAGCAGCAAGTCCCGCGATCTGATCCTCGATCCGTTCGGCGGCTCCGGAACGACGATGGTCGCCTGCGAGAAGACTGGTCGCCGCGCGCGATTGATCGAACTCGATCCGAAGTACGTCGATGTCATTGTCCGCCGCTGGCAAGATCACACGGGCCAGGCGGCCACCAGGCAATCGGATGGAGTCGTGTTCGAGGACGCCGCGCGCAATGATGAGGCCGAAGCCAAGACCGAGCTCGCATGACACGGCCGGCGTACTACAACGAGAATGATCTCTACCTGTGCGGTTGGCTCCGTAATCTCATTGCGGCCGACCTGATTCCCCCGGGCGACGTTGATGACCGAGACATCCGATCTGTTTCCGCAGACGACCTGCGCGGCTACGGCCAATGCCATTTCTTCGCCGGAATCGGCGGCTTCGCCTACGCCTGCCGGCTCGCGGGCTGGCCGGACGGCAAGGAAATCTGGACAGGCGGCTTCCCCTGCCAGCCGTTCAGCGTTGCAGGCCGCCAGCGCGCTCAAGCGGACGACCGCCACCTCTGGCCGGAACTGCGCCGCCTTGTTGCATCGGCGCGACCCGCTCTTTTCCTGGGTGAGAACGTTGCTGGCCTCATCCCGCTGGGGCTCGACGGAGTTCTGTCTGATCTGGAAGCCGAAGGCTACGCCAGCCGGGCGATTGTTGTTCCAGCTTGCGCCGTCAACGCCCCGCACCGACGCGACCGCGTCTGGATCGTCGGTCGCCGTTTGGCCGACTGTGGTGGCGAACGACGACAACAAGAGCCCGGCGGCGCACCTCGCGATGATGCGCCGGATGCCAGGCGGGCCTCGTCAGGCGATCACCAGCTTGCAAGTCGCGGCGAAAGCGGTCTGGCCGACGGCGACGGCGAACGACGCAGAGAAGCGCGGCGACTTTGCGGCCGAGCGACGCAATGGCCTGCCGGGAGTGGCGAAGGCGGTGTGGAGTACGCCTCGGACGAGCGACGGCGAGAAGGGCGGCCCCAATCAACAGTTCGGCAGTGGGTCGACCCGACCGCTGACGGCGCAGGCAGTCTGGGCGACACCGACGGTGCGCGATCACAAAGACGCATCGAGCATTGGCAGCGCACCGGAGAATGGGATGCTTGGCAGACAAGTCAAACCCTCGCCGGTCGCCGGGTACCTGAATCCGGAATTCGTCTTCTGGCTGATGGGATATCCGCCCGAATTCCTAAGCTGCGCGCCGCCGGCAATTCGATCGTTCCGCCGGTTGCCGCCGAAATCCTCCGCGCCCTGCGCGGCTGACGCTGCGCTCGGATACGAAGTTGACGAGGGGGCTCCGTCTTAGTCAGCGGCCAGCCCGATGTAGCGGGCATACTTGTAGCCGTCCGTGCGCACGTATAGCGTCGCGCGGCCGGGCGACCGAATCTCCATAGCGTCGGTGAAGATGCCGCAGAAGTCGGCTAGCCAGTCGCGGCCGCGAAGCGGTTGCTTGGCAAATGCGTCGTACTCGTCGGCAGTCAGCTCCTTCACCTCGACGATGCGAGCGAACTCGGCCGGCACGTTGGTATCGCGCAGTTCCCGTTGAACCCAGGACAGGCTCTCGGCCTTGCGTGCGAATCGGACCTTCTGGATGCGGGGCTTGATGTGCGTGGTGATCATGATGGTCTTCCGCAGTGGGCGTGCCGACATGAACGCTTCCTTCCCAATGGAAGCCAAGTGGAACATCGCCATTTCGAGCGAAAACCCGAAGCCGTTAAGGTGTCAGACGAGAACGACCGTTCTCAACAATGGGCGCTGGATACGTGCTAGCCGGCGCGCTGCGCCGGAGACAAGAGAACCGCCGCGCTGAGCGCGGCGGTGCAGGAGTTACGTGATCTCGTACTCGCCCGTGGTCCGGTTGCAACGAACTCGGACGGCGCTACGAATCGGCGTGTAGCAGTCGATCCACAAACTGAGGCGGTATACGTCGCGGTAGCTCACCGCATGTCGGGCTAGGACGTCGGTCAGACCGATGTCCAGCAGATACTGCGCCATCTCAGCGTCGGTGGACGACTCATCATTGGACAGGGCGTCCTCGACCACCACGAGAACGCGTTCGGGTAATGAAACGAGGACTGGGTCCGGCCCTTTGATGTCGTATAAGTGCATCGTTTGTCTCCGTCTTGGGGAGCCCATGAACGCTTTATATGGACGCTCCCCATTGAGCAAGACGTAGCAGTTCCGGCATGTCGGAGGGTTGCAGTTTTATATCCGGCCTGTCGTGCAGGCGGATGCTTGCTGGCCCTGATGGAATTCGCTGATTCGCGCCTCATTTCATTCAAGAGCTCTAGAGCCCTAGCGTTCATTCAGGCTTGGCGAATCACGGTCCTACCTGCATGCCATCGCTGTCACGTACTTGCGCAATCGAACTAGCCCTCCAGAAAGAAGGTGGTGTGCTACTAAATTATGCGATTTGACTTGCGTAATCGGATCGATATCGACGCGCATGAGCCAATAGCGCCCAGATGGTGCGAGCGATCTTGTTAGCGATCGCCACCACCGCAACATTGAACGGCCGACGCTGGGCTATCTTGGCGGCCCACGTCGGAGTTTCACTTTGACGGAAGAGCAAGCTTCGCGCGCCGTGAATCAGCAATGTGCGCACGTAAGTGTCCCCCCGCTTGCTGATGCCAAGCAGTTGCACCCTGCCGCCGGTGCCGACCTGTCGTGGTACCAATCCGAGCCAGGCAGAAAATTCCCGAGCGGACTTGAACGCTTGCACATTGCCCATCGTTGCGATTGCTGCAGTGGCAGTCAGCATGCCGACGCCGGGGATCTCTGAAATTCTCAGGCAAGCGTCGTCCTGGCGGAGCCATTGCTTCAAACGAGATTCGATCTCGCGGACCTGCACGTCAAGGCCGCGAATACGGGCATATTGATCTCGCAACGTTTCAATCAGCATTCCAGGAAGCCGGTCGCACAAGCGAGCTAGCGCGTCAGGGAGATGCTTGTTGAGCCCGGCGCGCTGCTTTGGCATGACCTCGCCATACTCGGTGAGTAGCCCGCGCAAGGCGTTGATCTGTGCCGTGCGAAACTTGACTAGCTGCTGGCGCATGCGATGCAGTGCCAAAATGGCCTGTTGCCCTTCAGTCTTGATGGCAACTGCTTTGACTCCAGGCTGTTGCATGGCCGTCCAAATCGCGCGGGCGTCTGCGGCATCGTTCTTGTTTCCGTGCACGAACGCCTTGACCTGCTTGGCAGGCAGTAGCACCGCGCGGTGACCTAGTGCTATCAGCCTGCGCGCCCAATGCTGGGAACCCCCACAGGCCTCCATGCCGACGAAGCATGGCCGGCGGTTTGAAAAGTGATCAAGAAACTTCGCTCGCTTAAGTCGCAGATTCACTATCTCACCAGTGGATGGCTCCACCCAGTGAAGTTGAAATACGTTCTTGGCGATGTCGACACCTACAATCGTCGCGATGCTGGACATGGCTCTGCTCCAAAGCATGGGAGGTTTGGTCTACCACGCCGACTGTTATCGGCACGGCAGGAGCGGGGAGCGTCCATCCCATTTCATACCAACGGAACATCAAGTGGCTTGTCCCGAATGGAACGAAGGAGATGATCCAAGTTGGTCAATGCGGCCATTCGTCGCTTATGGTCCATGCCAAAGAACCACGCGCCCAGTAGCGCCGCCGTCCCATCTTCGGATGGATATAGGAAGAGCGTCGGACGTTCCGGCGTGGTCACCGCGATAAAGCGTTTGCGTCCCTCTGCATCTATTCCGACGTAACCGGGCGGAACGTGTACTTTTTCGGGCAAGCGGCGAAAAAACTCCTCGTACTGCTCCGAGCGCGTGTATTGGATCACCTCGCCAACCACAACATCCTCATACCAATAGAAGTCCTCATCTGAAAGCATGAAGGGCCAGTGGAGGATGGTGGGCGGCGGCCTGCAGATCCGGAGCGTCAGCACCTGGCCGACGGAAATGTCGCGAATAGTAGATTCACGCTCTGCGAGGGCCTGTATGGCCCTCTTGGAATTCTTCTTCATGGCTTAGGTCTCCGAAAAGTGGCGGCGGCCGGAGACGGCCTCCGGCCGCCAATCAGGTCACTCGGCCTCGTCGCTGCGGCCCGTGCGCTCGTTCTCGGCTTCGGCCCGCGCTTCGGTCTTGATCCAGTAGACGCGCTCTTCCTTGCCGTTCTTGTCGCTGGTCAGCTCGTAGCCCTTCTTTTTCAGGGCGCCGGCAAAGAAGCCCCGTACTGAGTGCTGCTGCCAGTTGGTCGCTTCCATCACCTCCTTGATGGTCACGCCCTGAGGGCGCAAGAGCAGCGCGACGACTTGGTCGACCCGGTTCTGCTCCCGCTTCTTCTGCGGGGCGGGGACTGCGGAGCGGGCGTCGCTGGCGGGGGCGGTTTCGGGCTCGCTGGTCTCGGTGTTCGATTGGGCAGGCTCATCGCCGGCCGGAAGTGTCGGGTCGTCGGTATGGTCGGCTTCGGTATCAGCGCGAACTTCGGCCTCGATGTCGGCGTCTGCTTCAGAATCGGCATCGGCATCAGTGTCGCTGCTCGCTTGCGGCGGGGTGCGGCCAACCGCCTCGTAGCCGGCGGCGGTGAGCGCGTAGCCGGAGCCGTCAGCGGCAATCAGATCCTCGCGCAGCAGGCCACGCACCACCGCCGTGCGCGCACCGCCGCCGAGGTTCTTCGGATAGTTCTCGATGCGGCCATCGGTTTGCGTGGCGAGCAGGATCAGGGCGCGCTGGCTGTCGGTAAGCTTGGTCATTGCAGTCTCCTTGGTAGGTGATGGGCGAATTCGGGTAAGCGCGCCCCACTGCTGCGGGGCGCGCGGGGTGTTCAGCTGATCAGGACTTCGCCAATGACGCTGCGCACATCGATGTCGCGGCTGGCGATGGCCTGGATCACTTCGTCCGGAAGCTTCTGCAGGAAGAAGGTGGCGCGGCGCTCGATTTCGCGTTGCGCGATATCGCTCCAGTCTTGGAGCACCGCGAGTTGTGCCAGCGCCGAGCGGTTTCCTGTGTTCAGGCCGGCGAGATAGTCCTTCAGGATTTGTGTTTCGTCTCTCATGTGTGGCCTCCGTGGCCGTCGTTGGTGTGGGGACATGAACGCTTCCTTCCACCACGAAGCCAAGCGAATACAGCGGAGAAGAATGAGCGTTCTTCATCGCGTACAGCTGTTAGACACCTTCGGAACGCGGGAACAGAAAAGCGCCCCGTAGGGCGCTCGGAGTGCTTCGGTAGATCATTCGCCGCTGATAGCTGTCTTCGCGTGCTGAAGCCCCCGGCGTGCCAGCCGCAGGCCAATGCGGTACTCGGCATCGCGCGGGCTGGTTTGCAGGTGCTCATCTATGCCGCTGAGCATTTCCTCCAAATTGGGCTCCGACGTCGACGCGCTCGCGTTGAGAAGGTTGAGAATCTCCGGAACATCGCGGGCAACATCTGCCAAGTACACTGCGTGGCCGCCGGTTTCGGCGAGCATCTCGACGATCGCGACGCTGTTCGCCACCAGCTCGGCGGCGGCCTCAAGCTCAGCGGCGAGCAGCGCGGCATCGCCTCCGGCGTTCAGGGCTTCGAGAGATGCGCGGCACTCTTTCAAAGCGACGATGGCGTTGCGAAATCGGAAGGTGTTGTTCGTGTTCATGCTGGTCTCCGTGGGTGTCGTTGGTGTGGGGACATGAACGCTTCCTTCCGCGCCGAAGCCAAGCGAATAGAGCGACTAAGAACGAGCGTTCTCCAACGCGTACAGCTGCCAGACAACTTCATCGAACGCGCAGAAAAGCAGCGCCCCGAAGGGCGCTTCGCGAGCGACGCAGATCAGAGGATTCGGCGCTGCAAGATGGCCGTCGGGATCAGCTCCGTGCGTGCGCGGTCCGCTTCCCAGCGATTCCCAAGCAGGGATTTTTCGGGGATGGGCGCGGTGAAGATGGTTCTGGCGCCGGGGGTGCTCGGGAATTCGCTCGTCCCGCCCTCACCGAGCCATGTGTTGCCCACCATCGTGTGCCGCTCAGTCGGGAGCTCATCGTCGGGGGTGCCGCTGCCGTTGGCGGCGCGCGCGCAGGCGGCGTAGCCAGCCAAGTAGGCGGCGGTCAGCGCTGCCTTAATACCCCAAACTCCGACGCTGGGGAAATCCAGCGAATCGCTACCTTGTTCTTCCAAGGTTTCCACGTCGAGGTGCTACTGCGCGATGGTGGTAAAAAGTTCGATGTTCATGTCGGCCTCCGTAGCCTTGCGTTGGTGTGGGGACATGAACGCTTCCTTCTCCGACGAAGCCAAGCAGATTCCGCGATAAAGAACGATCATTCTCGGACGTAGACAGGCGTCGGACAGCTACAGCGGGCAGAAACAAGAAACGCCCCCGTTTGGGGGCGCATCGGTCGCGCTTCGTGCGATTAGGTCTCAGGCGATTCGACGTTGCCGGATGGCGGTCGGAATGAGCACGTCGCAGGCCTTTCGCTCGGTCCAGTGGTACGCCAGCAGCTCGACCTCCGGGATTGGTAAGGTGACCACGGTCTCCGCCCGCTGGTCGAGCGACCAGTCGGTGGCTTCGCCTTCGCCGAGCCAGATGCCGCATAGCATGGTGTGTCGCTCGGTGGTCAGCGCATCGGCGCTACTGCCGTTGGCCGCGCGTACCGCCGCCGCGTAACCCGCGAAGTAGGCGGCGGTCAGTGCGGCATCGATACCCCAAGCCGGAACGCTATGGAAGTCCAGGCTATCGTTGCCGCGAGTCTCTAGCGTCGCTACATCCAGATGCTGTTGCGCGATGGTGGTGAGCGTCTTCTTGTGCATGACAGCCTCCGTGGCCGTGCGTGTTGGGTGCACGCATGAACCCTTCGATTCGGCCGGAAGCCAAGTGAACCCGTCGTCATATCCAGGTTTTCACCGTCGCCAGACAACCGCTGTACAGCTAAGGCCGGATGGTTGTCTGGAGGCTAAACAGAACGGAAGAGCATTCGTTCTTCTCGCGATAACAGCTTGGCTTCCAAACAGAAGGAAGCGTTCATGTCGTCGCCGCACCGACGCGGCGACGCCAAGGACACGAAATGCCGAACCTGTCGTACTGCCGGTTTCGCAACACGCTGGTCGATCTGAATGAGTGCCAATCGGCGCTGGAGTCGTTGATCCATGATGAGCCGCTGATCCCACTGTCCCGCGAGGAACTAGCCGCCGCGAAAGAACTGGCGAGGACTTGCTTGGGCATCGTTTACCTGTTGTGCGAGGCCGGCGGTGAAGAGATTGCCGACGAGCCGGACATGGCGAAACTGGTCGAGAAGTTCAATAGAGAAGCGGCTGCACCGTAAGCCCGGAAGAATGAAGACCCCAGCGCCCACAGGGTGCTGGGGTATTCGTTCTTCCAAAACGTCGATCAGCCGCTTCCTGTCCGTCCGCTGTCTCGTCCCCGAGTTCTGCAGAGAAGTCGCTTGGCTTTGTCCCGAACGGAAGCGTTCATGACGACGCCGCATCGTCGCGGCTCGAAAAGGACAATGCCATGAACAATAATGCGGCCTTCGCCGAAGCACAGCTGCGCAGCTTGAGCGATTGTTTGGAACGGGTACTGCTGTCCATCACGCCGGATGAGGAAGCCGAGAACTGCCTGACGCTCTTCGCCTGCTACGGCCTCGCCAGCGTCCTCGCCGAACGCACCATCACGTTCCGGACCAACCGCCTCGGCGGCGATGTCCTTGAGCGGTTGGTGGAAGGTTGTCGGCAGGAGTTGGCCCCGCTGGAGTGGGGTGGCGATAAGGCGAAGGGCAGGTTGGCGAAGCGCCTCGTGCCAAGCGAAATCAGCGAAGACGAGATGACCCTGCGCTGGTTGCTCTCGACTATCGAGCGGTACCTCGAAGGACTTGAGCCGGAGTATGTGGCGCTTCCGGTGCATCAACTCCGGCGCGCGGTACGCGACGTCCGATTGATGCAGGTCTGGGATGTGATCGATGCCGGGTACCAGCCCAAGTTGAGGTTGGCCTTGCGTCACTTGGAAAGTGCGATCGTGGGTGCGGAGTGCGCCCCGCGAAACTGATCTCGCAGAAACGCTCGAAAAGCGCTTGGCTTCTGCTTGGAATGAAATGGGATGGACGCTCCCCGCTCCTGCCGTGCCGATAACAGTCGGCGTGGTAGACCAAACCTCCCATGCTTTGGAGCAGAGCCATGTCCAGCATCGCGACGATTGTAGGTGTCGACATCGCCAAGAACGTATTTCAACTTCACTGGGTGGAGCCATCCACTGGTGAGATAGTGAATCTGCGACTTAAGCGAGCGAAGTTTCTTGATCACTTTTCAAACCGCCGGCCATGCTTCGTCGGCATGGAGGCCTGTGGGGGTTCCCAGCATTGGGCGCGCAGGCTGATAGCACTAGGTCACCGCGCGGTGCTACTGCCTGCCAAGCAGGTCAAGGCGTTCGTGCACGGAAACAAGAACGATGCCGCAGACGCCCGCGCGATTTGGACGGCCATGCAACAGCCTGGAGTCAAAGCAGTTGCCATCAAGACTGAAGGGCAACAGGCCATTTTGGCACTGCATCGCATGCGCCAGCAGCTAGTCAAGTTTCGCACGGCACAGATCAACGCCTTGCGCGGGCTACTCACCGAGTATGGCGAGGTCATGCCAAAGCAGCGCGCCGGGCTCAACAAGCATCTCCCTGACGCGCTAGCTCGCTTGTGCGACCGGCTTCCTGGAATGCTGATTGAAACGTTGCGAGATCAATATGCCCGTATTCGCGGCCTTGACGTGCAGGTCCGCGAGATCGAATCTCGTTTGAAGCAATGGCTCCGCCAGGACGACGCTTGCCTGAGAATTTCAGAGATCCCCGGCGTCGGCATGCTGACTGCCACTGCAGCAATCGCAACGATGGGCAATGTGCAAGCGTTCAAGTCCGCTCGGGAATTTTCTGCCTGGCTCGGATTGGTACCACGACAGGTCGGCACCGGCGGCAGGGTGCAACTGCTTGGCATCAGCAAGCGGGGGGACACTTACGTGCGCACATTGCTGATTCACGGCGCGCGAAGCTTGCTCTTCCGTCAAAGTGAAACTCCGACGTGGGCCGCCAAGATAGCCCAGCGTCGGCCGTTCAATGTTGCGGTGGTGGCGATCGCTAACAAGATCGCTCGCACCATCTGGGCGCTATTGGCTCATGCGCGTCGATATCGATCCGATTACGCAAGTCAAATCGCATAATTTAGTAGCACACCACCTTCTTTCTGGAGGGCTAGTTCGATTGCGCAAGTACGTGACAGCGATGGCATGCAGGTAGGACCGTGATTCGCCAAGCCTGAATGAACGCTAGGGCTCTAGAGCTCTTGAATGAAATGAGGCGCGAATCAGCGAATTCCATCAGGGCCAGCAGGCATCCGCCTGCACGACAGGCCGGATATAAAACTGCAACCCTCCGACATGCCGGAACTGCTACGTCTTGCTCAATGGGGAGCGTCCATATAAAGCGTTCATGTCGTCGCCGCAACAACGCGGCGCAACGAGGAGCGCAGAACGGGACTTTCGCAGCACGGCTAAGCAGTTGGAGCGATTCGAGGTCTCCCTGCATGATTTACTGCACTGGGACGACACCTTGCAGCTGGAGTTGGACGACCTATTGGCGGCGCGAACAATGGCGTCTAGTTGCTGGGCAATCGTGAAGATGCTGTGCGAGCACGCGCGCATTGAACTGCCGAGCGAACCCGATTGGTTTGCGATTCTGGACGAGGTCAACGAGGCGGCGGCGGTTCCCTAACGCGGAGTAGGAAAACCCCAGCGTCCCTCGGGCACTGGGGTTTGCGTGCTTCGCCTTCACTAACCTCCGCGCGGGGCCGGCGGGCACCGGATTCGATTGCTTCTATCGTGGGAATTTCCATCCGCGCCTACGGCCGCCATCGGGGCGTGTCGGATACGGCCGTACGCAAAGCCATTGCCGCCGGCCGCATCACTGCCGAGGCGGATGGGACCATCAGTCCCGCACGCGCCGACGCCGAGTGGGCGGCTAGCACCCGCGCGCCGGACCCGCCCCTGGTCGCGCCTGCGCGGCCGGCGCGGACGCGCGCGGCAACCGGCGCCGAGGACGATGTAGCCGGCGTAGCTACGGTCAGCACCAAGGGCGGCAGCAACACCTACGCGCAGGCTCGCACGGCCAACGAAGTCCTCAAGGCGCAGCACCACAAGCTGCGCATCGCCCAGCTCAAGGGTGAGTTGATCGACCGGTCCCAGGCGACGGCGCAGGTGTTCGCGCTGGCGCGGGCTGAGCGCGACGCCTGGCTGAATTGGCCGGCGCGGATCAGCTCGATGCTGGCCGCCGAGCTTGGACTTGACCCACACACCATGCATGTCGCGCTGGAGCGCGAAGTGCGGCAGCACCTGACTGAACTCGCGGAGTTCAACGCCCGACTGGACTAATTCTTGTACGACGGCTTCGACCACGTTGAGAAGGCGTGGCGCGATGGCCTGACGCCCGATCCGTTTCTGGACGTGTCCGATTGGGCGGACCGCGACCGGGTGCTGTCGAGCACCTCGTCCTCGGAGCCGGGTCGCTGGCGAACCGCGCGCACGCCGTACTTGCGCGACATCATGAACGACCTGTCGCCGGCTTCGGCGACCGAGCGCGTCGTGTTCATGAAGGGCGCGCAGGTCGGCGGTCCGCTGGCGCTGGATACCCCGCTGCCGACGCCGTCGGGTTGGATAACGATGGGCGAAGTGCAAGTCGGAGACGCCTTGTTCGATGAGCAGGGTTGGCCCTGCCGGGTCGTCGGCGTGTCGCCGGTCTACGTCGACCGCGAGTGCTTCGAGATCGAGTTCGACGACGGCGAACGGATCGTTTGCGACGCCGAGCATCGCTGGCCGACCCTGGATTTCACCACGGACGCGCCGCGTCGAAAGACCCTGCGGACGGGGCAGATGGTGGGGCGAACCCAACTTGGGGGTAGCCCGCGCCGACGCTTCGGCATCGACAACGGCGGCGCACTGGCCCTGCCGGAGCGCGATTACCCGGTGCATCCCTACCTTCTCGGGCTCTGGCTGGGCGATGGCAACGCCTGGATGAACCACCTGTCGGTGCACGAGGACGATCGCGAAGTCGTCGAGCACCTGGCCGACTGCGGCGTCCGGGCATTGTTTCGGCTTCCGCACTGGCGCAAGGGCAAGTGCGCCAATGTCGTGATCGACCCAGTCTACGCAGTGGACCAGTCCGGCCAGGCACCGGCCAGCTGCGGCACCTCTTTGTTCTCGGTGCGGCTGCGGCAGCTGAACTTGATCGACAACAAGCATCTCCCAGCTGCTTACCTGCGCGGCGGGCACGAACAACGTCTGGCCCTGGTGCAGGGGCTGATGGACAGCGACGGGTCGATCACGCCGGACGGCAAGCGCTGCGAGTTCAGCAATACGAATTCGCGCCTGGTGGAGGGCATGGTCGAGCTGCTGCGCAGCCTGGGCTACAAGCCCGCGGTCTATCACCACGAGGCCAAGACCCCGAAGCGCGCGGACGGTCGGCAGCGACCTTGCGCCGCGGGTTGGCGGGTGTCGTGGACGGCCTACGCCGAGGAGCCGATGTTTCGGCTGTCCCGCAAGCGGGCACGAATGCGCCCGCGCAGTGCCGGCCGCCCCGGCCGCGCGCTGCGTCGCCGCATTGTTGCGATCCGTCCGGTGCCATCGGTCCCGGTGCGTTGCATTGAGGTCGACACGCCCAGCCACCTCTATCTGTGCGGGAAGGGATTCATCCCGACCCACAACACCGAGTGCGGCAACAACTGGATCGGCTACGTCATCGCGTGCGCGCCCGGGCCGATGATGGCCGTGGCGCCCACGGTCGAGATGGCCAAGCGCAACTCGAAACAGCGCATCGACCCGCTGATCGAGGAGTCGCCGTCGCTGCGTGAGCGCATCGCGCCCTCGCGCGCGCGGGACGCCGGCAACACGATCCTGGCCAAGGAGTTCCGCGGCGGCGTCCTGGTTCTGACGGGTGCGAACAGCGCGGTCGGCCTGCGCTCGATGCCGGTGCGGTATTTGTTTCTGGACGAAGTGGATGGCTACCCGCGCGACGTAGAGGGCGAAGGCGATGCGGTCGCGCTGGCTGAGGCCCGCACCCGTACCTTCACCCGCCGCAAGATTCTGTTGGTGTCGACGCCGACGATTGCCGGCGCCAGCACCATCGAGCGCGAGTACCTGGCCTCCGACCAGCGTCGCTACTTTGTGCCGTGTCCACACTGCGCCCATGCGCAATGGCTCCGGTTCGAGCAGCTGCGCTGGACCTGGGGCGACCCACGCTCGGCGCGCTACATCTGCGAGTCCTGCGAGCAGCCCATCGGCGAGCACCACAAGACCGCGATGCTGGCGGACGGCCGATGGGTCGCCACGGCGCCACAAAACCGCGGCAAGACGGCCGGTTACCACCTCTCATCGTTGTACTCGCCGGTCGGCTGGCGCAGTTGGGCCGACATCGCCGCCGCATGGGAAACCGCGCAGGGATCGGCGACGGCGCTGAAAGCGTTCAAGAACACCGAGTTGGGCGAGACGTGGGAGGAGGAAGGCGAGGCCCCGGACTGGGAGCGCTTGCTGGAACGACGCGAGGACTACCGCATCGGCACCGTGCCGGCGGGCGGCCTGTTGCTGGCCGGCGGCGCCGACATTCAGAAGGACCGAATCGAGGTATCGGTGTGGGCCTTCGGCCGTGGCCGGGAGACGTGGCTGGTCGAGCACCGCGTGTTGATGGGCGATACCGCCCGCGCTGCGGTCTGGAATGAGCTGGGCGCCATCTTGTCGGAGCAGTGGACCCACGCGAGTGGCGCGCTGCTGCCGCTGACCCGCCTGGGCCTGGACACCGGATTCGCGACGCAGGAGGCCTATGCCTTCGCGCGCGGCGTCAACGACCCACGCCTGCTGCCAATGAAGGGCGTCGGCAGCGGGGCGGCGCTCATTGGCACCCCGACCGCGGTCGACGTCAGCGTGCCGGGCAAGCGGTTGCGGCGGGGGCTGAAGCTGTTCGCCATTGCGGGCGGCATCGCCAAACTGGAGTTCTACAACGCCCTGCGACTGTCGATCGAGATCGGCCCGGACGGACAGCCGGCATTCCCGCCCGGCTATGTCCACCTGCCGAAGATCGATGGCGAGTTTCTGCAGCAGCTGACCGCCGAACACCTGATCACCCGCCGCGACCGCCACGGCTATCCGCAGCGCGTGTGGGAGAAGCGCCGCGACCGCAACGAAGCCTTGGACTGCTACGTCATGGCACGCGCTGCGGCGATGCAGGCGGGCGTCGATCGCTTCGAAGAGCGGCATTGGCGCGAGCTGGAGCGAACGCTCGGCATCGAGATCGGCCCGCCGCCCCTGCCACCAGCCCCGCCGTCTTATCCCACACCACAGGCCGCCCCATCGGGCGGCCTTTCCGTTTCTGGACCCGCGCGCCGTGGGCGCCGAGTCATTCCGAGCCGTTTCATGCGATGACCAACCTGCCTTACACCCACGAACAATTGCAGGCGCTGCGCAAGGCGCTCGCGCGCGGCGAACGCCGCGTCAGCTTCGGCGACCGCCTGGTCGAGTACCGCTCCGTCGATGAGTTGTTGGCGGCGATTCGCGAGATCGAAGCCGCGCTTGCCGGTACCGAAGGCCAGCCGCGACGCGTTCGTCGTCTGCGCGTGACCACGAACAAGGGATTCTGATGAGTTGGTGGTCTCGCCTCCGAACCTCGATGTTCGGAGGTTCGCCCGTGCACGAAGCATCGGGCTACGGCCGCCGCTCGACCGCCTGGCAACCCAGCAACCCCGGTGCGGTGGCCGCGTTGCTGGCGACCGGCGACGCCTTGCGGGTGCGCTCGCGCGACCTGGTCCGCCGCAATGCCTGGGCCAATGCGGCGGTCGAGGCGTTCGTCGCAAACGCGGTCGGCACGGGCATCAAGCCGCAGTCCTTGCTCGCCGATCAGCCGCAGCGTGAAGCGTTGCAAGCGCTGTGGCGCGACTGGTGCGACGAGGCCGATGCGGCCGGGCTGACCGATCTGTACGGCCTGCAAGCCCTGGCCTGCCGCGCGCTGCTGGAGGGCGGCGAGTGCCTGGTGCGCCTGCGCCCGCGCCGCGACGAAGACGGCCTGGTCGTGCCGCTCCAATTGCAGGTGCTCGAACCCGAGCACTTGCCGATGTCGCTGAACCGCGAGGAGCCGAACGGCAACCTGACCCGCGCGGGCATCGAGTTCGATCGGCTCGGTCGACGGGTGGCCTACCACCTGTATCTGTCGCACCCGCAAGACGGGGCGATGGCGCCGATGTCGCGGCACGGCGGCATGGAAACGTTCCGGGTGCCGGCATCGGAGATCCTGCATATTTTCCGGCCGCTGCGGCCGGGGCAGATTCGCGGCGAGCCGTGGTTGGCGCGCGCGCTGGTCAAGCTCAATGAGCTGGACCAGTACGACGACGCCGAACTGGTGCGCAAGAAGACGGCGGCGATGTTCGCCGGCTTCATCACCCGCGACGGTCCGGAAGATCCTTTACCCGGCGATGGACCGCCCGACGAATCCGGTAATGCACCGCTCGGCCTGGAGCCGGGCACGTTACAGATCCTCGAAGCCGGCGAGAACGTCACTTTTTCGCAACCCGCGGATGTGGGGTCGAGCTACGACCCGTTCCTACGTGCCCAATTCCGCGCCGTCGCCGCGGCGATCGGCATCACCTACGAGCAGCTCACCGGCGACCTGTCGGGGGTGAACTACTCCTCGATTCGCGCGGGCCTGCTGGAGTTCCGGCGCCGCTGCGAGATGGTCCAGCACGCGGTGCTGGTCTATCAGCTGTGCCGGCCGATCTGGAATGCGTTCGTCGATGCTGCCGTGCTCTCGGGAGCGATCGACCTGCCCGGTTACCGCCGCCGCAAGCGCCAGTACCGCGCCTGCAAATGGGTACCGCAGGGGTGGAGTTGGGTCGATCCAGAGAAGGAGTTCAACGCGATGATCCTGGCGATCCGCGCAGGGCTGCTGTCGCGCTCCGAAGCGATCGCCAGTTCCGGCTACGACGCCGAGACGATCGACCGCGAGATCGCTGCCGACGCCGAGCGCGCCGATGCGCTTGGTCTGGTCCTCGACACCGATCCCCGCGTCGTCGCCCGCAATGGCGTCAAGCACGCCCCACCGCCGGCCGACGCGCCGGTCCAAGAATCGAAACCTACGCAATGACCGGACTGCCTCAACTGGCGGCGCGCGTGTTCAACACGCCGCTGCTCATTCAACGCGCCAAGCTGGAAGTGATCCTGGGCGTGCTGGCGCCCAAGTTCGAGCTGCAAACCTTGCCACCGTCGCAGATGGCGCCGCCGGGCCCGCTGCCCCCGCCCACCTTGCAGACCCAGAACGGCGTTTTCGTCTTGCCGGTCCACGGCACCCTGGTGCAGCGAACGGTTGGGTTGGACGCGCTGTCCGGGCTGACCAGCTACCAGTCGATCGCGCGCCGGTTGGATGCGGCGTTGGCCGACGAGTCGGTCCGCGGCATCGTCCTCGACATCGACAGTCCCGGCGGCGAAGCCGCGGGCGTGTTCGATCTGGCCGACCAAATCTACGCCGCGCGAATCCGCAAGCCGATCTGGGCGGTGGCCAACGATGCTGCGTTCTCGGCCGCCTACGCGATCGCCAGTGCCGCTGACCGCGTCTTCCTGACGCGCACCGCCGGTGTCGGTTCGATCGGCGTGATCGCCTTGCACGTCGATCAGTCGCAGTCCGATACGAACGCCGGATTGAAGTTCACGCCCATCCATGCGGGCGCACGCAAGAACGACGGAACGCCGCATGGCCCCCTGACCGATGAAGCCCGCAATTCGATCCAGACCGAGGTCAACCGCCTCCACGAGCTGTTCGTCCTGACCGTCGCTGACCAGCGCGGTCTCAGCGCCGAAGCCGTACGCAAGACCGAAGCGGCGCTGTACTTCGGCCAGGACGCGATCAACGTTGGCCTGGCCGACCGCCTCGGCACGCTCAGCGATGCCGTGCAGCAAATGCACACCGAACTCGACGCCACCGTGCGTCTGCCTTTCCTGGAGAACCCCACGATGTCCACCCCCGAAGCGACGGCGCCGGCCGTTGTTGATCTTGATGCTGCTCGCGCGCAAGCCCGCAGCGACGCCCTCGCCATCGCCGAGCTGTGCGAGTTGGCCGGCCAGCCACAGATGACCGCGACGCTGCTGGCCGAAGGCGTCACCCCGGCTGTTGCTCGTCAGCGCCTGCTCGCGGCCAAGGCCGATTCCGCCGAAATCACCAGCCATTTGTCGCCGACCGTGCCGATGTCGACCACCACTGCGTCGCTCGACGACAACCCACTAATCCAAGCCGTCAAGGCGCGCGCTGCGCTCGCGCGCAAGGAGCGCTGAGATGCGACTGACCACCTACCCACCGGTCCACGAGGGTCAGAACCTGGGCGATTTGCTCAAGTTCGAGGCCGACAACCTGTACTCGCGCGATCAGGTCACCGTCGCCGCCGATCAAGTGCTGAAGCTCGGCCAGATCATCGGTCGCATTACTGCGACCGGCGAAGTGGCCGCCCTCGATCCGGCGGCTACGGACGGCCGGGAAGTCGCGGCCGGTGTCGCCATTGTGCCGATCACGACCACGATCGACCCGAGTCCGGACGGCCTGATCGTCGCCCGGCACGCCACGGTCGCCGACCACGCCCTGGTCTGGCCGATCCGAGCCACCCCTGAACAACGCGCCGCCGCCACTGCGCAGCTGCGCGGCATCGGCGTCCTCGTGCGCCGCGGAGTCTGATCCATGTCGATGAACAACCCGTTCCACAACCCCGCGTTCTCGATGAGCGCGCTGACCACCGCGATCAACATCCTGCCGAACCAGTACGGCCGTCTGGACGAACTGAATCTGTTTCCGGTCAAGCCGGTGCGCACGCGCCAGGTCACGGTCGAGGAGCGCAACGGCGTGTTGTCGCTGCTGCCGACCCAGCCGGTCGGCTCGCCGGGCACTGTGGGCAAGCGCGGCAAGCGCGCCCTTCGCGCCTTCAACGTCCCGCACATTCCGCATGACGATGTCGTCTTGCCGGAGGAGGTCATCGGCGTCCGCGCCTTTGGCTCGGAGAGCGAGCTGCAAACGGTGGCCGGCGTCATGGCGGATCACCTGCAGACCATGCGCAACAAGCACTCGATCACGCTGGAGCACCTGCGCATCGGTGCGCTGAAGGGCGTGATCCTCGATGCCGATGGCAGCGAGTTGGCCAATCTGTTCGATATCTTCGATATCGTCCCGAAGACGTTCGATTTTCAGCTGAGCAAGCCCGACACCGATGTAAAGAAGAAGTGTCTTGATCTCAAGCGCTATATGAGCAAGGCCTTGCTTGGCGAGCGCATGGTGGGCATCCACGTCATGGTGTCTCCCGAGTTCTTCGACGCCTTTACCGGGCATCCTGCGGTCAAGGACGCGTATCGCCTGTGGCAGGACGGTCTGATTCTGCGCGAGGACATGCGGTCGGACTTTCGGTTCGCCGGCATCCGTTTCGAGGAATACACCGGCGAGGCCGGCAACGCAGACGGTACGACCCGCCGTTTCATCGAAGAAGGGGAGGCGCACGCGTTCCCGCTGGGTACGCTGGACACCTTCGCGACCTACGTGGCGCCGGCGGATTTCAACGAGAGTGTGAACACGCTCGGCCAGCTCCTTTACAGCAAGCAGGCACCACGAAAGTTCGACCGTGGTACCGATCTGCACACGCAGTCGAATCCGCTGCCGATGTGCCATCGCCCGGCGTTGCTGCCCAAGCTGAAGGCGTGACGTCTCCGTTCGAGAACATGGACGATGTACTCTTCGAGACGCTCGGCGTCGTCGCGCGGATTGAACGCGATGGCGGTCACACGGTGAGATCGCTCATCATGGTGCGCGACGGCGTCGAGCGCCTGGGCGAGTTCCAGCAGGTCATCGGCCGAGCCCGTCATGTCGTGGCGCGCAATAGCGAGTGGGTATTCCGGCGCGGCGATGAGGTCACCCTCGACGGCCGCACGCAGTCCGTTGAGACGTTGGTGCGGGACGATGGCCTGATCAACGAAGCCATCTTGCATGGCTAACTCCGCGCCGAGTTGGGCCTTGCTGCAGCGGATCGCCGAGCGCCTGACCACTATCCGAATCGACAGTGGATATCGAACCGAGGTGGGCATGGCCGTCGCCTTGGAGCCGGCGCAGCATCCCGACGAGTCGGTGGTAGGGCTGACGCTGGCATCCCTGGGCATCCAACGTGACACCCATCAGCCGCACGGCCGGCATCGACTATTGCGGGCCTTGGTCGAAGCCACCCTGCCGGCGACGTTGGCCGACGCCCATCTGCGTTCACACGACATCGCCGCGGACATCGAGGACGCGCTCGAAGCCTGGATACCGCTGCCGAATGCCTTGCCGGTGCAGGTCGAGGACATCGTGTTCCTGGATCGGCCTGAAGGACTGCCGGTGGTCGCGGTGCAAGTCGCCCTGACGATTCGTTACCGCCGCTGATGGATCTGTCGATCGATGCGAATGGCGTGCTGGATACGGCCAGGCGCATCAGCGCAGTCCCGGCCAAGCTCGCCATGGCCCAGCGTCGCGCGCTGGGCACCCTGCGCCGCCGCTGGCCGGTGATCGCCCGTCGCGACATCCAGACCGAATACGCCTTGTCCGCGGCCCGTATTCGCGCGGGCCTGGGTGTTCGGAATACGGCGGAGGGCGTGGAACTGGTCGGCGTCGCGCGCGGTGTCGGCCTACGCAATTTCGCTTCCAAGCGCAGCGCCGATGACCGCGGCCTGGACTACACCGCAGTGCGTGGCCGGCGAAGTTTCAAACGCTCGGGCTTCCATCGGCGCTACGGCGGCGCCGACATCGCCTTTGAGCGCACCCCGGTCGCGGGCGCGAAGCGCGTGCCGCGCACCCCGATCCGTCGCCTCTATGGCCCGTCGTTGGCGCAGATGTTGCGCCACGGCGACCGGCCAGAGCGCATGGGCCAAGCCGGCCTGGATGTGATCACCGCCGAGATCGACCGGCTGCTGCTGCGCTCCCTGCGCCGCTAAACCGGCGGCCGTCTGGCCGCCCTGACACCATAGATATAGGAGCACGCGACCCGATGGCCGCGCAGGATCTGTTTTCCTTCCAGGGCAAGGTTTACCTCGCCCAACGCCGCACCAACGGCAAGCCCGGCCCGCTGCGGTGGGTCGGCAACGCCCCCCAATTGCAGCTCGCGTTGGAGGTCCAGAACTCGGACAAGACCGAGTCCTTCAGCGGCAACCGCATGCTGTACGGCCGCTTGGTCCAGAGCAAGACCGCCAATGTCAACCTGACCCTGGACGAGGCGACGCCGGAGAACCTCGCCGAGGGCCTGTACTCCATTCCGGCGACCTTGCCGGCGGGCGCGATCAGTAACGAGCTACTGCCGCCGGGCCTGAAGGCCAACGACGTGATCGCGCTCGACCGCGGTTGGATCAGCGAACTGTCGATGACCGATAGCGCCACGCCCCCGGTCACGATTCCACCGGCGAACTGGTGGACCGAATCGGCGTCGTCGGGCCTGATTGGCCTGCGTAAGGTCGATGGCCACACGCAGCCGTTCAAGGCCACCTACCAGCATGGCGAGACGGTCAATATCGCCCTGTTCAACACCCCGCCGCCGGAGCGGATGCTGTTCCTGGACGGCATCAACACGGTCAACGGCCGCCGGGCGAAGGTGACGCTGTACCGCGTCGCGTTCAACCCCATCGAGCAGCTCGACCTGATCTCGGAGGAGTGGGGCAGCCTGCAGTTGTCGGGTGCCGCCCTGTTCGATGAGACCCGAGCGCTCGACCCGGCGCTGGGCGGGTTCGGCCGGATCGAGATGGTGAAGGAGTAATGGCACGCAAGATCAAACGCCCTGAGTCACCGCCGGCCGACGACCTGATCGTTCTGCAGCCCAACCGCGTACTGCCGCTGGGCGATCGCACCGTGACTGTTCGCGAGATGGGGTTCTTCGAGAGCCTGCGGCTGCACAGCGAGATCGCCGCGCTCGTCGCCGACCTAGTCGAGCAAACCGACGACGGCAACATCGACTTGGGCCGCCTGCATCGAGTCTGCGCGCAGCATCCGGATGCCACGGTCGAACTGCTGGCCCAGGTCAGCGATCAATCCGTCGAGTTCGTGCATTCGCTCAACGCCGCGCAAGGCGACTTGCTGCTGCTGACGTTCTGGGCGGTCAACGCCGATTTTTTTCTGCAGCGCGTGATCGCGGCGCTGGAGCTGCGACGCGCGGCGCCGGCAGCGACTGGCCCAGCGTCCTCGCCACCCTGATCGACCACGGCCACGACTGGCCATGGATCGAGCGCGCCACCGCGCGCCAACTCGCCTTGTTCTACCGCGTCGCTATCCAACGCGAACGCGCGCTGCGCGCTGAGCGCATCGAGGACGTCAATGCCGGCTTCGCCGGAGGCCGTGACGTCACTGCCTTTGTCCAATCCCTTCGGAAATCCCCATGAAACTGATCGAGAACTGGCGCCAGGCCTGGCGCTTCGTGAGTGTGCAAGCGATGACTCTGGCCATCGCCCTTCAGGGCGTCTGGCTGAACCTGCCCGACGACCTGCGGGTGCACGTACCCGACCGGATTGCGGCCAGCGTGACCGCGAGCTTGCTCGTCCTCGGCCTGATCGGCCGTCTGTTCCAGCAGCGAGGACCGGATGGCACGACTCTCCGCTGAGCAGGCCGGCGGCCAGAACGTCCTCGCCTTCCTCGACATGATCGCGCACGCCGAGGGCGTCGAGCGCTTCAGCGAACACGGCGGCTACGACGTGCTGGTCGGCGGCGGTCGATTCACTAGCTACGCGGAGCATCCGCGCAAGATGATCTGGCTGCCGAAGTACCGCATCCACTCCACCGCCGCCGGTCGTTACCAGTTCCTGTGGCGCACCTGGAACAACCTACGCAACCGCCTGAAGCTGCCCGACTTTGGCCCTGCCTCGCAGGACCGCGGCGCCATCGAACTGCTGAGTGAGACCGGCGCCCTGGCCGACATCAAGAAGGGTTGGGTCAGTTCGGCCGTACGCAAGTCGCGCAAGACATGGGCGTCGCTCCCCGACGCCGGCTACGGCCAACGCGAGGTGCCGCTGGAAAGCCTGCTCGTCGTGTACCAGAAGGCCGGAGGCCAGATCGCATGATCGCTCTGAAAGTTTGGGCGACCACCCTCCTGACCGCACTTGCAGCCGTGCTGGCTGCCTTCGGCTGGGGACGCTGGAAGGGCGCGCAGCGTGCGCGCGATGACGCCCGTGAACGCATCGCCGACAGCGAGCGACAGGTTCGTATCGCCGACCGCGAGCGCGCCGATTCCAAAACCCGCACTGAGGTAGACACCGATGTCCTGCAACTTCCGACCGGCGTCTTGGCGCCAGTGGCGATCGCTGTGCCTGATTCCGCTGCTGACCGCTTGTACGACGAATGGTCCCGTGACGGAGGCGACGACGGGGTGCGCCTGGACGCGTCCGATTCGGGTATCCCGGCAGGACCAACTGACGGACCTGACCGCACGCCAGATCCTGGTGCATAACGAAACCGGCCGCAGGCTCTGCGGCTGGGGATCGAACCTCCCGGCGCCGGGTAAGCCGCACTGATTCATGGCCAACCGCGACACCACGATCACACTGTTGATCAAGGCCAACGCCGCACAACTCAATCAGGCGCTGGAACAAGCAGGGGTGCGCGCCCGCGTCTTTGGCAACGAAGCCGAGAACGCCGGCCGCCGGGGCAGCAAGGGATTCCAGCAAACGCGGAACAGCGTGGCCGCCATCGGCCAGCAACTCGATCAAGCCAGGACGCAGCTTCTGGCGTTTGTCGGCCTGCAGAGCGCGGGCGACGCGGTCGGCGGCCTGGTCCGTGCGGCCGATGGCTACGCCAACCTCTCGGCCAAGATCAAGCTCGCCACGACCTCGCAGGCCGCGTTCAATCTGGCCGAGGACGCCGTCTTCGCGATCTCCCAGCGCACCTCGACCGCGCTTGATTCCACCGCGACGCTGTTTGGCCGGCTCAGCAGTGCGCTCAAAGACCAAGGCGGATCGCAGCGCGAAGTCCTCGGGCTGACCGAAACGATCAACAAGGCGCTGGCCGTCTCCGGCGCCACCGCGGCAGAAACGTCGTCGGTCATCGTGCAGCTGAGCCAGGCCTTCGCCGCCGGCCGCCTCAGTGGCGACGAGTTCAACTCGATCAACGATGCCGGCCCGCGCTTGATGAAGGCGCTGGCCGACAGCATGGGCGTCACGGTCGGCGAGCTGAAGGCCTTGGCCGAAGCGGGCAAGCTGACCAGCGAGCAGCTCCGTATCGCCTTCTCCGGTGAGCAGGCGAAGGAGATCGCCGCCGAGTTCTCGCAACTGCCGCTCACGATCGAGCGCAGCTTGGTCCAGCTCGATAATGCGTTCACCCGATTTATCGGGCAGCAGGATCGGGCCAGTGGCGTTTCGGTCGCGGTCGCCAGTTCAATCCAAGGGCTGTCGCAGAACTTCGATAGCCTCTCGGCAGTGATCGGTGTGGTCGCGGTGGCGGCGCTAGGCCGGCTGATTGCGACGCTGGCCACGGCCGGTGCGGCGAAGGTATCCGCCCTGCGGAAGACGCAGCAACTGGCACAGGAAGAACTGGCGCAGGCGCGCGCGGCCGAGGCGGCGGCTCAAGCCGAGCTGGCACGCGCGCGCGCATTGGCCCTGGCCGGTGGCGCCACGACGCGGGTGACCAGCGCCGAGGCCGGGTTGGCCGCCGCGCAAACCCGGACCGCGGCGGCGACCCAGGCGGCTACGGCCGCCTCGGGCGCGAAGGCCATCGCGATCCGCAGCCTATCGTCAGTGCTGACGTTGATGGGTGGCCCCCTGGGCTTGGCGATTACCGGCGTGACCCTGCTCGCCGGCGCCTTCGCCACGGCGAGCGCGAACGCCAGTGCGGCCAGGGCCGAATTTGAAAGCACCATCAAAGCCGCCCAACGATTTCGCGAGCAGCAGGACGTCGATGCCGGGGTCGATGCCGGGAAGCGGTTGATTGCCCAGCGCGATCAGCTGCGCAAAGAGCTTGAAGATCTGGAAGGTATCCAGAAGGGTGGGGGTGGCTTCCACATCAACCAGGGGCAGAGCGCCGGGCGCCTTTTGTACGGCGGCGAGCTGGAAGGCGAAATCAAACGCGTGCGCTCGCAGCTGGAGCGCACCAACAAGGAATTCGACCAAGTTCGAGGCTCGCTGGGCGAGCTGCGGGCCGCCCAGGCCAGCGGCGGGCGCACCCGAGTGCAAGTCACCAAGCAGGCCAATGACTTCACCAAGGCACTGACCGAGCAGAACGAATCGCTCAAGGTGGAGAGGATCGAACGCGAGAAGGGGCTGCGGGCGGCCCTGGAGTACCAGGCGGTGAAGGCCGCGGGCGTCAAGGACGCCACGCAGCTGACCGATGCAATGCGCAAAGCGATTGACGTGCAGGTCCGCGAACGCGAAGCGGCCGCGGCTGCCAGCAATGCGGGCCGTGCGCAGACCAAGGCCGTTCGCGATGCCGAGCGCCAGCGCAAGGCGGACGAGCGCAAGTTGGCTGCTGATCAGAAGAAGCAAGCGCAGGCTGACGCCAAAGAGAAGAAGGACGATGGCGCGCTGGATCGTACGGTCCAAGATGTCGACATCGCACTGTTGCGCAACCGCGGCGACGGCGCAGCGGCGCGCAGGAAGGAGCTGGATCTTGAGTACAAGCAGGCGCTCGCCGATCTGCAGGCGAAGGGTCGCACCGCCGATGCGCTCAAGGTTCAACTGCGCATCGATACCGACGTGGCGAAGGTGGAGCTGGAAGACCTGCAAGCCCAGGTCGACCGGGTGTTCGGCGAGCAATCCCGGCAGGAGCAATCCATCCAGACCCGCCAGCAGGCCGGTCTCCTGACCGAGATCGGCGCGCGCCGGGAACTGATCGACCTGCACGCCCGCACCGCGGCCGAGGTCGAGCAGCTGCTGCCGAAGATGGATCAACTGGCCGCCAAGACCGGTGCGCCGGAATCGATCGAACGAGTCAAAGATTTGACCGCGCAGGTCGCTGCGCTCAAGGTTCAGTCCAATGAGCTGGTGGTGACGCTTACCAACGGCTTCGAGTCTGGCCTAAGCAACGCGCTCGAAGGTCTGGCTACCGGCACGCTGACATTGCGCCAAGCGCTGACCGGCCTGGTGCAAGATATGGCGCAATCGCTCGCTCAGCTCGCATCGCAGCAGTTGGCAGCGATAGCGACCGCCAAGCTGATGTCGCTTGTCGGCAAACTGGCCGGCGGCAAGAACACCCCGGATCTTGCGCAACCCGATCCGGTGCAGGCCGCCGCTGCGGGCGCGGCCTACGCTGTGCCGATCACGGGCGCCGCAGTCGCGCTCGGGGCCGCGGGCGCTGTCGTGATGAATGCCGCGATCGCGATGCAGACGGCTGCAACCACGATGCTGGCGGCGAAGGCGACCAAATCTGTGACGGGGTTTTCGAGCGGCGGCTTCACCGGCATCGGCCCGAAGTACGCGCCGGCCGGCGTCGTCCATCGCGGCGAGTTCGTTCACCGCCGCGAGGTCGTGCGACAGCCGGGCGCGCGCACGTTCCTTGAGCGGTTTAATCGTATCGGTATGTCCGCGCTCGAAGGGTTGCGCGGCTACGCTTCCGGTGGCTTCGTGACACCCGCCCCGCGCTCTCCAGCACCGGCTAGAAGCCCAATCTCTGATCGCTCGGTAACGCCGAGCCCAGGTGAACGGCGCGGATCGCAGATCACGAACGTCCTGTATTTGGACCCGCGCGAGGTCGTCAACGTGATGAGTACCCAGGCAGGGCGACAGGTCATCCTTTCGACGATCCGGGCGAACGCCCCCACTATTCGTCAGGACTTGAGTTACTGACCTTCCTTAGATCACAACCATTGTTCTAAGTCCCTAGTCCCAATAGAACCAAATCGAATATCTGAGCGTAAGCATATGAGCCTCGGCCACGCCCTTTCGTCCGTCGTAATGTGCGATTCAATGCATCGGGATGAGATGGTACGCCTTCAGTTCCAGACGCTCCATTAGACTAGAGGATGCCGTATACGGCTATGCGGGCATCAGGCCCACGCGATCGGAGTCATTGCCGGTCGTGTCTTCTATTTGGACTTCTTGAAGCTACGAAACCATCTCGCGACCAGCAACTTGAAATTTCTGAGTCAGCTGGCATCCGGGCAGAATAGGCGCCCTCGCCTTCTCAGTTTTATATGAAGCTATCAAATTTTCACCATTACTAACGCAGTCTCACAAAAAGCCCTACCGTTTGTCGGGAGACATAGTTTATGCATCGACAGACATACTATTTGCGCGTAGTACTAAAGTACATTATGGACATTGGGGATGAAAGTCTAATGCGATCCGTCCGCTTGGCGCGCTAACCACGTTCAATCGCGACTGCCATGCTATCTCTACGTGGTGCGGCCGGGCAAGGATGGAGAAAGCAGCAGTTCCGCGCACCAAGCACTACATCATGCTGGGAGCCGATGCTTGGTGACGCTGGGCAAAGGCAAAGGCAAAGGCAAGAACAGAGATGCTGTTATGTTCGCTGGCCAGATCTTCTGATGACAACACCATCGGGCGGCGCCGACTCGGCCTTGATGAATTAATAGTCGGAACGTTAAGAAGCTGACTAAGCGCAAATCTATAGCGCACTGCGCGTGATTATCCGAGCCTGGTTGGTAGCCATTGATCGCCTGGCAATTTCAAATGAACCATTTAAATATCCGACATGCTGCCAGCCGGCTCCATTGAGCTTGATCTCAGCCGCGCCAATCCTAATATTTTTTAGGCTGCTTTTTGCGGATGGTAAATCTCGCCAGCCGATGGAATTCGGGGGCGAGACTTACAGCATACCAAGGGGAACATCGATGCTTTCATTACGAATTTCCCGGCTGCTCTGCCTGTTTGGCGGTGGCGAACCAAGGCATCACGACACGATCTCAATCGCAAGTAAAATTGTGCGCACAATAATAATTGCAACCACTTTACTACTGGGCGCAATTGGCTCTTTCAATGCGAAAGCTCAGCTTGCGACGGGAGGGTCCGGCATCTATAGAGATAATATAGTCTGGTTCAGCTGGGGAAGTGCGCAAAGTGCGCCCATCCCCCAGGCGGGAGTGACCCGAACTAACTCAGTAAGCGTTGGCGGACGATTTCTTCGCGTGACTTGCTCTTTGAGCAACATTAATGGACCAGATGCGGATCCTGACCTCAGGTCACATACTCCGGGCTTGGCGGTTGGAGGGTTGGATGAGCTGTACAATATTGGCGGAAACGACACATCCAACACTATGATTATTGGGCTCATGAATCGCCTCCCGGGCACTGGCAATATAATAATAAGCGCTGATTTTGCGTGTTCCGCCACTTACGGATTAACCAACACCGCTGCCGATCCGGCATTTGTGATTTCAGGACTGGTCATGGGGGATGCGGAGTCTCTAGGCGGGCCTTTTAGGGGCAGCGAATATTTGCAGGCCACTATTCCAGTTGGTGGCGTTTGGCGATTGATTGACCGCCTCACTTCCGCAGCGTGCAGTATCGACCAGGATATTACTCGCACGGGGCAAGAGCTAAGAATCAATGGGCACGCTGGCGGCAACTGCGCTGATGGAGGCCCAACTGGTATTGCTTTCATGGATGGCGCGGATAGCGCGCATCTTGATTTCGGATTGATACATAGTTCGCTCCCGCGAGGGGCGTTCGCTTTTGGTGTCTTTGTGGATGTAACAGATATGGGCGATGCTCCTGCCAGTTATGGTCCGGCCGCTCATTTGCAGCGGCTTGATTGGATCGGAGGAGCGCTTCCCGATACCGGAACGCACGATCCGCCTGGCGGCGGTTCGTCGCTCCGGACTAGCGACTTAGCAGTTCAAGAAGCTCCGCAGATTCGTCTCGGTGCGAATCTTGATACCGAGCTGGTTCTGACCGGCGGTGGCAGCGCTGACGAGGATGACTCGGACGGTATCGATGACGAAGACAGTCTGAATGGATCTCTGGTCATTCCTTTATCGGGAAGCTATGCCCCGTCGGGAGTTATTTGCGCGGCTCCTAGCGGCACTCCCGTCTACGGCTATATTGATTGGAATCGTGATGGGGACTTTCTGGATTCCGGGGAGCAATCGACTGCGGCCAGTTGTCAGTCAGGAGTGGTAACGAATCTTTCCTGGGTGGGGCCAGGGGGAGCTAATGTAGGGTCAAGCTATTTGCGCCTACGCATTGGGTCGGTCGCTAGTGAAGTTGCCTCACCGTCTGCTCTCGCGACAGGGGGTGAGGTTGAAGACTACTTAGTGACGCTTGCAGTGCCTTCCGTTACCGTGAACAAGGCTGTGAGTACAGTTGGCCCTGTGATGGCGGGCGAAGTACTTACCTATACGCTGACGGTGGTGGTGGAGGATTTGCCAACCACCGGCGCTACTACGTTGACCGATACCCTGGGCAATGGCCTGACGTTCGCGGCGGTGACCGCACCGGGCATCTTCATTTGCAACAGCACCGGTCCGAGCAACGTGACCTGTACGCTGCCGATCAGTACGGCCCCTGGCAGCTACCAGGTGAGCTATACCGCGACGGTGACGGCGGCGGCAACCGGTAGCGTGGACAACGCCGTGTTGCCGACGGGTCCGGACAATCCGGCCTGCGGTACCTGCACGACGACCACGCCGGTGACCCCATCGGCGGTGACGGTGAACAAGGCGACGCCCACGCCGGGTCCGGTGGTGGTCGGTTCCACGATCACCTACACGCTGACGGTGGATGTGGCCAACTCGCAGACCACGGGCGTAACCGAGCTGACCGACACCCTGGGCAATGGCCTGGCGTTCGCGGCGGTGACCGCACCGAGCATCTTCATTTGCAACAGCACCGGTCCGAGCAACGTGACCTGTACGCTGCCGATCAGTACGGCCCCTGGCAGCTACCAGGTGAGCTATACCGCGACGGTGACGGCGGCGGCAACCGGTAGCGTGGACAACGCCGTGTTGCCGACGGGTCCGGACAATCCGGCCTGCGGTACCTGCACGACGACCACGCCGGTCACCCCATCGGCGGTGACGGTGAACAAGGCGACGCCCACGCTGGGTCCGGTGGTGGTCGGTTCCACGATCACCTATACGCTGACGGTGGATGTGGCCAACTCGCAGACCACGGCCGTAACCGAGCTGACCGACACCCTGGGCAATGGCCTGGCGTTCGCGGCGGTGACCGCACCGGGCATCTTCATTTGCAACAGCACCGGTCCGAGCAACGTGACCTGTACGCTGCCGATCGGTACGGCCCCGGGCAGCTACCAGGTGAGCTATACCGCGACGGTGACGGCGACGGCAACCGGTAGCGTGGACAACGCCGTGTTGCCGACGGGTCCGGACAATCCGGCCTGCGGTACCTGCACGACGACCACACCGGTAACCCCGTCGGCAGTTGCCTACGGCAAGACGTCGAGCACGGCCGGTCCGGTGGTGGCGGGTGATGTGATCACCTACACCCTGACGACGACGGTGACGAACTCGCAGACAACAGGCTTGACGACGCTGACCGACACGATGAGTTCGGGTCTGACGTTCGTGGCGGTGACGGTGCAGATCCCGGCGGCCGCGTACACCTGCAATGCGACCAATCCGCTTATCTGCACGCTGCCGGCCGGTACGTTGCCGGGCGTCTATACGGTGACCTACACGGCGCAGGTGAACGCGTCGGCGACGGGCACGGTGACCAATGCGGTGCTGGGCACGGGCAACGACAACCCGACCTGTTCGGGCGTTTGCGACACGACCACGACGGTGACTCCGTCGGCGTTGACGTACGGCAAGACGGCGAGCACGGCCGGTCCGGTGGCGGTGGGCGACGTGATCACCTACACCCTGACGACGACGGTGACGAACTCGCAGACAACAGGCTTGACGACGCTGACCGACACGATGAGTTCGGGTCTGACGTTCGTGGCGGTGACGGGTCAGACTCCGGCGGCCGCCTACGCCTGCAACGCGACCAATCCGCTGATCTGCACGCTGCCAGCCGGTACGGTGCCGGGCGCCTATACCGTGACCTACACGGCGCAGGTGAACGCGTCGGCGACGGGCACGGTGACCAATGCGGTGCTGGGCACGGGCAACGACAACCCGACCTGTTCGGGCGTTTGCGACACGACCACGACGGTGACTCCGTCGGCGTTGACGTACGGCAAGACGGCGAGCACGGCCGGTCCGGTGGCGGTGGGCGACGTGATCACCTACACCCTGACGACGACGGTGACGAACTCGCAGACAACAGGCTTGACAACGCTGACCGACACGATGAGTTCGGGTCTGACGTTCGTGGCGGTGACGGGTCAGACTCCGGCGGCCGCGTACACCTGCAACGCGACCAATCCGCTGATCTGCACGCTGCCGGCCGGTACGGTGCCGGGCGCCTATACCGTGACCTACACGGCGCAGGTGAACGCGTCGGCGACGGGCACGGTGACCAATGCGGTGCTGGGTACGGGCAACGACAACCCAACCTGTTCGGGCGTCTGCAACACGACCACGACGGTAACCCCGTCGGCGGTGACATACGGCAAGACGTCGAGCACGGCCGGTCCGGTGGCGGTGGGCGACGTGATCACCTACACCCTGACGACGACGGTGACGAACTCGCAGACAACAGGCTTGACGACGCTGACCGACACGATGAGTTCGGGTCTGACGTTCGTGGCGGTGACGGGTCAGACCCCGGCGACCGCGTACACCTGCAATGCGACCAATCCGCTGATCTGCACGCTGCCGCCCGGTACGGTGCCGGGCGTCTATACGGTGACCTACACGGCGCAGGTGGACGTGTCGGCGACCGGCACGGTGACCAATGCGGTGCTGGGTACGGGCAACGACAACCCAACCTGTTCGGGCGTCTGCGACACGACCACGACGCTGACCCCGTCGGCAGTGACGGTGCTCAAGACCGCGACGCCGACCACGCCTGTCTCAGTAGGCGACACGGTGACCTATACGGTGACGGTGACGGTCGCGAACTCGCAGACGCTGGGTGTGGTGACCTTGACCGATACCTTGGGCACGGGCCTGACGTTCGGTGCGGTGACCAGTGCCGGCGCGGTTACCTGCAGCGGTGCGCTGACTTGCACTCTACCGGCCAACACGGCGCCAGGTAGCTACCCGGTGACCTACACGGCCACGATCAACAACCAGGCCACGGGTAACGTCACCAATATGGTGGTGCCGTCGGGTCCGGATGACCCGAGCTGTACTACCTGTACGACGACGACGCCTGTGGTGCCGCCGGCGGTCAGCTACACCAAGTCCGCCAGCACCGCCGGTCCGGTCGTGGTCGGCGATGTGATCACCTACACCCTGACGGCGACGGTGACCAACGCGCAGACGACGGGCGTGACCACGCTGACCGACACGATGGGGTCCGGTCTGGACTTCGTCGCGGTGACCAGCGCCGGTGCCTTCACCTGTAATGCGGCCAATCCGCTGGTGTGCACCTTGCCGGCCGGTACGGTGCCGGGCAGCTACGCGATGAGCTACACCGCGCGAGTCAACGGCCAGGCTGGCGGCAGCGTCAACAACGCTGTGGTCGGTACCGGTACCGACGCTCCGAACTGCAGCAACGTGGGTTGCTCGGTGACGACGGAAGTCGCGCCGCCGGTGGTCAGCTACACGAAGTCGGCCAGCACGGCCGGCCCGGTGGCGCAAGGCGACACGATCACCTACACGCTGACGACCACGGTGGCCAATGCGCCGACCCGCAACGCTCTGACCCTGACCGATACCTTGGGCACGGGTCTGGACTTCACCGCGGTGACCGGTGCGGCCGGCTACAGCTGCAATGCGGCCAATCCGCTGGTGTGCACCTTGCCGGCCGGTACGGTGCCGGGCACCTACACGGTGAGCTACACCGCGACGGTCAACGCACAGGCGTCGGAGACGGTGAACAACACCGTGGTCGGCACCGGTACGGACAACCCGGCTTGCGTGGGCGTGTGCACCACCAGCACCACGGTGGCGCCGCCGCCGACCCTGCGGGTGATCAAGCAGGCGTCGCCGCGCGACGTGAAGATCGGCGATCTGGTCCGCTACACGGTGACGGTCGAGAACACCGGCACCGTCGACGCGATCGACGCGACCCTGGTCGACACGCCGCCCGCGGGCTTTACCTTCGTCGATGGCTCCTTGTCGGTCGCAGATCGCGACGGCGTCGGTCGCCTGGTCGGTACCTATCCGATCCAGGTCGACCAGGTCGATATCGCCGCCGGTGAGCGCGCGACGTTCACCTACCTGCTGCGGGTCGGCGCCGGCGTGCGCGCGGGCATCCACTCCAACAGCGCGTTGATGCGCGACAACGGCAAGATCGTGTCGAACGTGGCCACGGCCGAAGTGCAGTTTATTGCGGACCCGTTGCTCGACCATGCCCTGATCCTGGGCACGGTGTTCGACGACCGCGACGGCGACGGCTGGCAGGACAGTGCGGCGATCGACGATGCGCGGGTCCAGGGCGGCTTCGCTGCGGAGGCCTACGTGCCGAACTCGACCACGGTCGATCGCGGCAACGGTCCGAAGGCGGAACCGGATGCGAGTTCGCCGATGCTCCATGGCATCGTGTTGGGCAGCATCTCGGCCCGTCAGTCCGACGCCGATCCGGCCGATGCGCACCGCGGGGTGATCAGCCAGCGCCTGAAGGAGTTGAGCTTCAACGACGACTTCGCGCTGACCACCCAGCAGGGCGTGACGGTGCGGATGGATGCGGCCGGCACGACCCGGATCGAGCGCAGCGGCGACGCGGCCAAGAACCTGAGCGGCGCGGCGCCGACAGTGGAACGTCGGGTCAGCCCGACCGAAGGCGGCTACCTGGTCGACTACATCGTCCGCAACACCGGTGTCGACGAACGCGGTATCCCGGGCGTGCGTATCGCCTCGATCGAGGGCTTGTTGATGGAGACCGACCAGTACGGCCGCTATCACCTCGAGGGCGTGGACGTGGGCACCCTGGAACGCGGCCGCAACTTCATCCTCAAGGTCGATCCGTCGACCCTGCCGCCGGGCACGGTGTTCACCACCGACAACCCGCTGACGCGTCGCGTCACCCCGGGCCTGCCGGTCCGCTTCGACTGGGGCGTCAAGCTGCCGGCCGGGCTGATCGAAGGCGGCGAGGAGCAGGTCGAGATGGAACTGGGCGAAGTCTTCTTCGCCCCGGGCAGCGCCGAGGTGCGTGCGCAGTATCTGCCGGCGATCGAGAAGATGGCCGAGAAGATCAAGCAGCATCGCGGTGGTGAGGTGGTGATCAGCGCCAACGGCGATAGCGAGTCGCTGGCGTTCGATCGGGCTTCCGCGGTCAAGGCCGCGTTGGTCAAGCAACTGCCGGCCGACGTGCTGCAGGCGCTGAAGGTCAGCGTCCGCGGCAACGCCGACGACCCGGGTTCGCTGATCGTCGGCCTGGGCGAGGGCGGTGCGCTGCTGGGCACGGTGTTGTTCGACACCAACAAGGAGACCATCCGTCCGGAATTCGAGCCGCTGCTCGACAAGGTCGCTGCTGCGCTGGAACGCATGCACGGCGGCGTCATCGCGATCGTCGGCCCCACCGATGTCCGCGCTTCGTACCAATACAACACTGCGCTCGACATGCGACGCGCCAAGGCCGTCTACGACGCGTTGGCCCAACGACTGAGCCCCGAAGTGCGCGCCAAGGTGCGAGTCGAGTCGCGTGACGATCCAACCGCCCTTGTCGACGCGTAGCGGAATTGAGGGGGCGGACATGAAGATGAAGATGAAATTGCTGGACTACACCCTGATCAGCCTGTTGGCGGGCGCAGCCCCGTTGGCGGCTGCGCAGCAGCCCACACAAGCGGCCGCAGCTCAGTCCGATATCGGCCAGTCCGATGCTGGCCGGTCCGAAGGCACCGCCGAAGCGATGAAGTGCACGGAAGCAGCGTGCAGCGGCGAAGACGGTTTGCTGTTCAAGCTGCGTACGCGCAGCTACAGCAAGCCGGTGACCGAGGGCACGACGACCCAATCGTCGTCGGAAGCCCTGCAGCCGGACCGCCGCGTGTCGGTGGCGCTGGAGCAGCCGGGCAAGGCGGTGGCGATCGGCAAGTGGTCGGTCAGCCTGCCCAACGGCGGGGTGATCTGGGCGACCGAGGATCCCACCCTCGGCCGGCCGGAGATGAACATCAGTAGCAGCAGCCTGGTGTCGTTCGACGGCACCAAGGTGCTCAAGCCGGTGCGCTTCTACGCCTACAACAACTACTCCTCGTTCATCCAGCGCGCCGAAGTGTTGATCTACCGCGCCAGCGACACCGACCTGGTCGATCCGCTGGCGAAGGTCGAGCTGCCGGTGGGCGCGATCAGCGAGGCCGAATGGGACGGCACCCTGCCGGCCGGTTACGAAGCGCGTGCCGGCGACGAACTGCTGTACCTGGTGCGGGCCTACGGCGCCGACGGTAGCGTCGACGAGACCTACCCGCAGCGCATGCAACTGGTCCGGCCGGAAGAGGCCGAACGCGGCCTGCAAACCATGCGCAACGCCATGGAGCGCAAGCAGGGCACCTCGCTCGGGGTCGAAGAAGCGCAGCGCAACAGCCTGACCGAAGCGGTGTTCGGCAGCAGCACCCTGCGCCAGCAGAACATCGGCATCTACGGCTCGCGCATCCGCATCCAGGGCCGCAACATTCCCGAGAACTATTCGGTCACGATCAATGGGCGCAATTTCCCGGTCGACCTGGAACGCAAGCTGGTCGCCGAATACCTGGAGCCGATCGGCCGTCACGAGTACGACCTGCGCCTGAAGGGCGAGGGCGGCGAGATCAACCACAAGCTCGATATCGACGTCAGTGGGCGCTACATGTTCGCCGTCGCGATCGCCGATGTGACCGCGTCCAAGGGCAGCACCTCCGGTTCGATCGAACCGCTGGCCGGCGACGAGCATTTCGACAAGAGCTTCCTGCTCGAAGGCCGTCTGGGCTTCTATCTGAAGGGCAAGATCAAGGGCAAGTACCTGGTCACCGCCCAGGCCGACACGCGCGAGCGCGAGGTCAGCCAGTTGTTCAACGGCTTCTGGAAGGCCGACCCGCAGGACATCTTCCGCCGCCTCGATCCGGACCTGTACTACCCGGTCTACGGCGACGATTCGACCACCTACCGCGACGTCGACACCATGGGCCGGCTGTACGTCCGCGTCGACTGGGACAAGAGCCAGGCGCTGTGGGGCAACTTCGAGACCGGCATCACCGGCACCGAATACGGTCAGTACAGCCGTTCGCTGTACGGCGGCGCGCTCAACTGGCGCAGCCGGCGCAGCACCGTGCTCGGTGAGCCGGGCAGCGAACTGCGCGTGTTCGGTTCCGAGGCACAGACCGCGCCCGGCCATAACGAGTTCATCGGCACCGGCGGCAGCCTGTACTACCTCAAGCACACCGACGTGCTGCCGGGCTCGGACAAGATCGTGCTGGAAGTCCGCGACGCCACCACCGGCCGGGTCGAGAACCGGGTCGATCTGGTGCGCGGCGCCGACTATGAGATCGACGAGATGCAGGGCCGCATTCTGCTGACGCGCCCGCTGGCGCAGGTGACCCGCGAGAACATCCCGACCCTGACCCGCGACGCGCCCCTGGACGGCTTCACCCAGGTGCTGCTGGTCGATTACGAGTTCATCCCGAACGGCTTCGATGCCGACTCGGTCACCGCCGGCTTCCGCGGCAAGCATTGGTTCGGCAACCATGTCGCGCTCGGCGCGACCTATGTCGATGAGAACCGCGCCGGCGACGACTACACCTTGAAGGGTGCGGACCTGACCCTGCAGGCCGGCCGCGGCACCTACCTCAAGCTGGAGCAAAGCCAGACCGAGTCGACCAGTTCGCCGATCTTCTTCTCCGACAACGGCGGCCTGAGCTTCAACGAAATCAACTCCGGCCTCGACCAGCGCAAGGGCACGGCGCGCTCGGTGGAAGCGCGCGCCAACTTCAAGGAACTGGGCTGGACCGATCTGGATTGGTCGGCCGGTGCCTGGTGGCGTCGCGTCGATCCGGGCTTCTCGATCTCGCGCTACGACCTGGGCCAGGAAGTCGAGGAACGCGGTTTCGAAGTGCTGGGCCAGTTCAACCCGTCGTTCAACATCTACGGCCGCTACAGCCGCGCCGAACGCGGCACCGAATCCTTGACCCAGGCGCAGTTGACCGGCGAATGGCGGATCAGCGATTCGACCACCTGGGCCGCGGAAATCCGCCGCGTCGAAGAGAACCGCGCCACCCTCGATGCCGCCGGCGTGCTCGGCGCCCTGCAGTACAAGCGCCGCTTCGGCAGCAGCTTCGACCTGTACGGCACCGCGCAGGTGACCTTGGACGACGACGACGGCCGCTACGCCGACAACGACGCCTTCACCCTGGGCGGCAAGTACGTGTTCGGCAATCTGTCGAGTGTCGGTGCGGAACTGACCACCGGCGACCGCGGCGACGCGGCGCAGATCAACGCCGAGTACCGCATCCAGCCCGACCACACGGTCTACGGCAGCTATACCTACTCGACCGACCGCACCGACTACGACCCGCTGTTCAACAACCGCCTCAACTCGGGCTGGACCCTCGGCCAGCGCTGGCGCCTGTCGAACCAGGTCAGCATGTACAACGAAAGCCAGTTCCTGAAGGCGCCGAACGAATCCGGCCTGGCCCATACCTACGGCATGGATTTCTATCCGAGCCAGGGCTGGAACCTGGGCTTCACCCTGCAGAGCGCTCGCCTGGACAAGGAGATCGGTGAAGTCGATCGCCGCGCGGTCAGCCTCAGCGGCGGCCACACCTCGGCCGCGACGCAGTGGCAGAGCAAGCTGGAATGGCGCGAGGACACCGGTGCGGAGCGCCGCGAGCAATGGGTCACGACCAACAACCTGACCCACAAGATCAACGAAAGCTTCCGCATCGCCGCACGCCTGAACTATTCCAAGACCACCGACCAGATCAACGCCGAGGCTGGCGCCAAGTTCATCGAAGGCAACGTCGGTTTCGCCTGGCGGCCGTGGAACAGCACCAAGTACGCGCTGCTCGGCAAGTACACGTATCTGTACGACGTGTCGGCGCTGCCGCAGATCGGCGACAACGTGGCGTTCTACGATCAGCGTAGCCAGATCCTGTCGCTGGAAGGCATCTACAACCCGAACCACCACTGGGAGTTCGCCGGCAAGCTGGCGCGTCGCGAAGGCGAAGTGCGTTACGGCCGTCTCGAAGGCCAGTGGGCCGACTCGGCGACGACCTTCGCCGCGGCGCAGGCGCGTTACGAGTTCGCCGAAACCTGGCATGCGCTGGCCGAGTACCGCTGGCTGGGCGTGAAGGACGGCGGCGATCGCCAGGGCTTCCTGATCGGCGTCGACCGCGACATCGGCCGCAACTTCCGCGTCGGTGTGGGCTACAACTTCACCGAGTTCAGCGACGACCTGACCAACTTCGACTACGACCACAAGGGTTGGTTCTTGAATCTGGTCGGCACCTACTGACGGGTATCCGGGCATCCATCCGGCGGAAATTCTATGCAGAACGGCCTCCATGATGTTCCTCAACAGCTTCTATTGGCCCCTCCCACGTCATTTTTGTGTGGGCGCAGGATGATGCTTAAGGAGGGCGGGTGTAGCGAAGTGACGAATCTTGCACATGCGGGCAGCAGACACCCAAAGCGTCGGGGTCTTGCGCCAAGAAGCATCATAATCCCAAGCTGAAATGGCTACTACCACGGAGTGCATTTCGTATGATGCAATATGAATTTACTCTGCTCGAATCGAGAGCTCACTTAAGCGACGCGCAATGGGATTGCATTGCAGCGTCTCTGCCCGGCAATACCGGAACGAGGGCAAGGCAGGATCGGCAACACCAGTACAGAGCCTTTGTCGAAGCGGTTCTTTGGGTGGCAATCAATCAGACATTTTGGAGTGAATTACCCGCCCAACATGACTCGTGGCGATCGATCTATGCACGTTTCGGGCGATGGTGCGATAGGGGTATGTGGCTATACGTTGAGAGCGCACTGACTTCGAGTGAGTACGGCCCCCTCTTAGGCCAGCTCCGAGTTCAACATCAGCAGGAGCAGCTAAAGCGTAGACTTTGGCGCGCGCGAAGAGCAGCTAGAGAAGCAGATGCTGTAGGGTAATCCGAGCAGCGAACTTTAGACTCGGCAGCCGAGTCAGATTAAGTTCGCTATTGCCTTGCAGTTTGCAACCTGGCGGCGGACGGCACATCGACAAGATACCAACTAGGCCTCGAAGAGTTCGCATGCGCACACCAGTTGACATGATGGTCGGTGGAGCGCGAGCCAGGGATACGTATGTCGAGTGTTCGATTTCAACCGCGCAAGATCGTCAATACCGTAAGCACCCAGGCGGGTGACAGATGATCCTCTCGACCACCCGCGCGACTACACCGACCGTTTGTCAGGACCTCTCTTAAACGCGATTTATATCGCACTATTTGTGATACTTATGGGACGAGACGGAGCGCTTGTCCATGTCCGGGCGCCTCCTGTCGCGGAGGCGGCTTGTGTCCTTGGGGGGGCGCAAGCCGCCTCTCCCGTTATGAAGCGTGAGCTTCGTTTCGTGAGTATCAGTAGGGGTCTTTACGGCTGGAATCGGCACAGGATTCACTGCGGGCATTCAGTCCCCTCCCTCCGAAAGGGGCTGACGAGGCTGTCCGCCGGGGGGACGCGTCACTGGCGCGTCCCCCGTTCTATTCGCAGCCGCCACTCGATTCAATGACCTTTGACGTTACGACCGAGTCACTCTGCTATGACCTGCGCGGAACGTGCCGATTGACCTACATTTTTCTTTTCTCATGCGATTGATAGCCTGAGCGGATGGTTGTTGCCTCCACAGGAGGCTCTAGCCCCACGCGACCGGAGCACACGCCGGTTGCGTTTTCATTTGTGGAGGCGACCGGCTTTCCCATGAGGAGTGGGGCGGGACGTTGGTGATGTTGTCCACGATTCCGTCGATGCTTTGAGCGTCCGCTAAGACCTGGGTTGACGGTCTCATCCTATGCACAGGTAGACCGCCAGAATCTGCTGCGGCGGATAGGCTCCCCGTGTGCTCACCCGCTCTGCACGCCCGGCTCCCCAGCCGGGCGTGCTTTTTGATGCCTATGACTCTGCGAACTGGCGTTGCCCGCGACTATTACGATTTTCTCACGCAGTTGGAGGCCGCCCTTTGCGGCGAGGGCCATGCTTGGGGCCTGCTTTATGTCGGTACCGGCAATGGCACGCTGGCAGGGCTGGACGGCACGACCGGTGGTTACCGCGGTAGCGCGGCGTCGATCGCCGAAGCCTTCAGCATCACCGCGCTTGATGCCGAGCGATTCCAGGTGATCGGTACCACTGCGGGCGATCTCGGCACAGCCAGCGTCGGCCAACCCTTTGAAACGGACCGGCTGCGATTCAGGATCAACGCGGGTTCCGTCCCATTTGTCGCGGGCGACGGCTTCACCCTGAATACCTCGCCGGCTTGGACGTTGGTGCGACGCTACGGGTGTCGGAACGCCAACGCACGGACTACGAACCTCGCCAGTCCGATCGCCGTCTTCGACAACCGCATGGACACTACAGCCACGCGTCCCGTCACAGACCTACCGGCTCACGCTACGATCGAAATGATCGGGCCGACCTCGGTCAGGGCAATGACACTCGGCATAGGCGACAACGGAGCGCGCGGCCCGGCCGCGTTCGCGCTTCAGCGCTCCGATGACGGCGCGACTTGGACGTCCGTGCAAGCCTGGTCGGGGCAGATGTGGCCGACTGCCAAGATGCGGCGCACGTACCCGGTTACCAGCGCGGCACCATCTGCACGGTTCTGGAGGGTGATGATCACCGCGGCAGCGGGGGGTGATCCGCTGGAAGTGAACGACGTCAGCTTCCACACCGATCTCAATGCCGACTTCGAGCTGGAGGATCGGGCGCAGTGGATCGTGCAGGCGCCGGGCCTCGACGGGCAGAAGGCGATCTTCATTGGGGCCGAGCTGTACGAGGACTCCGCGCGGGCAGCCTACAACCTCAATTGGTACGGCTTTCGCTCGCACAACCCACTGCGCAGCCTGCGCACCCAGGTCAACGCTAGCGGCCTGCGTTGTCTACCGCTGCGCAATGGCCCGTTCGCCTACTGGCTGGCGATCAACGGTCAGCGCGTCGTCATCGTCGCCCGGATCGGCACGGTCTATGTCAGCGCCTACCTGGGCTTCGTCAATGCCTACGAGCCGCCGTCGATTCACGAGTACCCACTCGCAATCGGCGCGTGCGGCTCTGTGGAAGTGCTGACTCCGGACATGACCGATGCCAACTTCCGATGCTTCTTCGATCCTGGCCGCTATAGCCTGGTCGCAAATTGCCCGGACAACGTCTGGCGGGTGCACGCCAATCGGTACGCCGTCGGAGCGAACGAGTATGGCGACAGTGAAACCCCGGGCAAGGTCTATCCGAGCGCCATGTCCACGTCCGGTGATCGCGCGTATCTGCGCGAGAACCTCGACGGCTCGTCGCCCGTACTGCCGCTGATCCTCGGCAGCTCGAATCCGCGGCATCCGCTCGGCGAGTTCGATGGCTGCGGTTGGACCACCGGGTTCAGTACCGCCTCGGAGTCACGCATCGACCATGAGAGCACAGCCTGGATGGCATTCCAGAACACGTTTCGCACGTCGCCCGACAACTACTTTGCCTTGAAGCTCGATTGATGGCGTACGCGACCTCCGCAGCAAACGATCCCAACGAGCTGCTCGACAAGCTGCGCTTGTTCGCCCACGGCAGCGGTTGGGCCATCGATGGCCTGCGGGACCGCACGGCCAAAGTCGGGAAGGCGCTGAGCTTGCATGCAGGCCCGCTGTGCGCGACGTTCCTGACCGAGCTGAGCGGCGGCGATGGCAACCGGCCGCCGCCGTTCGTTGGGACCTTCGGCCATTCCGGCTATGTCGCAAGCGCCAATGCCGACGTACAGAACGAAGCCAGCGCGGTTGCCTGGACCAACTACGCCCAGGGGCCGTACAGCGCCGTTCACTTTTTCAGCCAAACCGCGCCCCAGCCTTACCTGCACATCGTGCTGGAAACCCAGGCCGGCACGTTCAAGCACTTTGGCACCGGCCGCCTGATCACGTCGGGGGCGGTTCACACCGGCCAGTACGTCTACGGCAGTCAGTGGTATTACGACGCCAACTACATCAACAGTCCCGACGATCAACGCCACGCCGTAGCGTTTGATGACAACTGGTACAACTTCGTCTCGCCGGTGACGCGGGTGCGCGCCGACTACGACGGCGTTGCGCCACGTTGGCATTCCGTTTCGGACTCTGAAACCGACGCACGTCGGCTGCTGTGCGGCTGGCGGGGTAAATCGGCACCCATTAATCTGCTGAAAGACCTGGGGCACAGCACGCTCACCGGGCGCGCACCAGGGCAGCCGCTGTGGTGCGCGGTACCGCGGGGCGCCGGCCTGTTCTCGGACATCGGCCATCCGCCGGATCTGCGCTTCATCCGCCTGGACAGCTACGCCCCGGGCGAGGAACTGACCCTGGGCAGCGACCGATGGAAATTGTTCCCGGTCCATCGCAAGAACGGACCCGCCGGCACCCCCAACAGCGGCGTCTACGGCTACGCCTACCGCATTACCGACTGAGCCGACCCCTATGCCGTGGACCGCCCTGTGGCCGCTGACCTTCAGCGGTCAGGGCGACTATTTCACCTCGCCGCCGGTCTGGGATGGCCGCGCCAGCGGCGCGCTCGGCTCGGAGCCGCGATTCGGTGCGCGCTCTGTGGCGGTGCCGCAGCACATCGCGGACCAACGCTGCGGCGCGCTGCAGGCGATGTTCGGCGACGACTTCTTCGACCGGATTCACGTCGAGCCGCGAGTACTCAACCTGGGCAACGTCAGCAGCGTGCAGCAGCGCGCTGTGCACGTCTGGAATTCCTACCGCGCCCGGGCCCTGACGCTAACCGATGCCGCGCTGGTGGCTGGCGAAGGCATCGTACTTACGGCGCCCGGTGCAACGCCGCTGCCGTTCGCTCCGCTATCGGAGCGGACGTGGCAAATCGCAGTCGGCACCGATGGCCCTCCGGTCATTGCTGCGACGCTGTCGTTTCAGTTCGCCGGGTTCGGCGCGATCCCGATCGTCATCACTGGCCAGCGCATCGTCGCCTGGGCCTTTGCCCCGGATTGGTCGCGCGGCGTGCTTGAACGGCTGGCGTGGAAGACCGACATCCTGACCAGCCCGACGCACATCGAGCAGCGCCGTGGCCTGCGCTCCACACCGCGCAGTTCGTTCGAGGCCACGATGATCGTGGATGGCCGCGAACGGGTGCTGCTGGACTTGGCCGTGTTCGGCTGGGGCGGACGGACCTGGGCGTTGCCGATCTGGCCCGACGTACAGTGGCTTGCAAACGAGCATGCACTCGGCGTGCGGGTCATTGCCTGCGATCCAGCGCATCGGGACTTCCGTGTTGGCGGCCTGGTGCAGTTGCGCGGCAAGACCGCCTTCGAGGTCGAGGTGGCTGAGGTCGAGGACATTGGTGCCGCCTCGATCACGCTGCGGCATCCTACGACAAGAGCCTGGCCAGGCGGCACGCGGCTGTATCCGGTGCGGACCGCCCGATTGGCCGAGCCGCCGAAAGTCACGCGCCTGTCCGATCAAGCTGCATCCGTCAGCGCCCGCTTCGACATTGTCGAGTCCTGTGACTGGCCAACCGTGGCGGACGCACCGATGTATCGCGGCCATCCCGTGTTGGCGAAGCGGCCGGATGAAACCGAGGCCCTGTCGAGCGGCTGGCAGCGGGCGTTGTTGACGCTGGACAACGAGTTCGGCCGACCCTTCGTAATGGACCCAGCCGACTGGGCGGCGGTATCGCAGGCCCACCATTGGCGCATGCACGGCCGCGCCGAGCGGGCGACGGTCCGCTCCTGGCTGTACACCCTGCGGGGCCGCCAGCGCGCCGTCTGGCGGCCGACCCACGCCGACGACCTGGTCCTGGTCGCCAACCTCGCCGGCACGGCCACGGCGCTGGATGTGGCGAACGTGGGGCTGGCGCGGTTCGCTGGCCTACGGCCCGGACGACGCGACCTACGGATCGAGTTGCGGGATGGCCAGGCCTTCCACCGTCGGATCACCGCCGCGGTGGCGTTGGACGACAAGATCGAGCGGCTGACGATCGATGCGGCCCTCGGCGTGGATGTGCGTCCCCAAGCGGTCCAGCGCATCAGCTTCCTGGTGCTCAGCCGCGGCGACAGCGACGAGGCCGAGATCGAGCACCACACCGACAGCGACGGCGCCGCCGACGCTTCCCTTGTCCTTCGCGCGGTGCGCGACCCCGATAGCGACGACAGCGGCCCCGCACCGGCATGAGCTTCGAGCAACTGGAACGATCGACTGCCGCGGGCAACCCGCGGCGGTTATACGAGTTCGTGCGCGGCGCCCAGCGCTGGCGCTACACCGGGGGCGACCGCGACTTCGCCCTAGACACACAGACCTACCGGGCGGTTGCCGTTCGAGACGACGGTATTCGCCAGTCGGGGCATACCGCCAGCGACATGCTGACGATCACTGCGCCGGGTGATTTCGAGGTCGCACGTCTGTACCGCGGTCTGCCGCCGTCGAGCGAGGTGGCCGTTGTCGTCCGCGATGTCCACGAATCCGACGGCGATGCGCGGGTGGTCTGGATGGGCCGCGTCGCCGGCGTGAACCGGCCGTCACTGGAAAGCACCGAGGTCCGGTGCCAGTCGCTCGATGCCGCGCTCGGACAGCCCGGGTTGCGGTTGGCGTGGACGCGCGGTTGCCCCTACACGCTCTACGACCGCAACTGCCGGGTCAATCCCGAGTCATATCGCGTTCCGGCGTCGCTGACGACGCTCGCGGGCAACGTCGTCACCGCCGGCATCTTCAGCCAATACCCGGACGGCTGGTTTGCGGGTGGCTTCCTGGCGTGGGATCTGGGCGAGGCCGGTTTGGAGCGGCGCGGCATCCGCACGCATATCGGCGAGCGTCTGGTCCTGCTTGGCGCCGGAGACGGTCTGCGCATCGGCCAGACCGTGGTCGCCTATCCCGGCTGCGGCCGGTCGATGGCGATTTGCCACGCCAAGTTCAACAACGCCCCGAACTACGGCGGCGTGCCCGGGCTGCCGGGCAAATCGCCGTTCGACGGCACGCCCCTCTTCTGATTCGCGGAATCTCGTCATGAACATCTGGGTCCAGCTCGCGATCTGGGTCATCAGCTATTTCGTCTCGGCGGCCGCACGGCCGAAACCGCCGCAACCCAAGCCGGCCGCATTCGGCGATTTCCAGTTCCCGCAAAGCACCGAGGGCACGCCGCAGTCGGTGGTGTTCGGCGATGTGTGGACCCCGGACTGGATGGTGCTGGGCGTCGGCCAGTACCGGACCCAGCCAATCAAACAGAAGGGCGGCAAGAAGTGATCGTGACCCTGGATCACCTACGTCGCGCGCCGGGGTTCGGAGCGCGACCGGGCTTCTGTGCGCGAGGTGGACGCGAGTGGTTTGCCTACTACGGCCTGGACTGGAGCGCGTTCTTGCGCGACGGCATCGACGCCGAGGTCATCGAAGCGACTGGGGATGCCTTGGGCCTGCACCTGGTCGCGTTCGCGCGCGCGGAGGCTGAGCGTGGGCAGCAGTAAGAAACAGACGGTCGGACATCGATATTTGTTCGGGCTGCACATGGGCCTATCGCGCGGTCCGCTGGACGAGCTCGTCGAGATCCGGGTTGGCGATCGCGAAGCCTGGAAGGGCTCGCTCACCAAAACCGGCCGCCTCTTCATCAACAAACCCGACCTCTTCGGCGGCGACAAGGGCGAAGGCGGGATCAAGGGCTGGCTCGATGTGCTGATGGGAGAAGCGGCCCAGGCGGTGCTGCCGGCATTGGGCGCGCTGCACGGCGTCCCCACGCCGGCCTTCCGCAACGTCACCACCCAATACTTCGACGGCCAGATCGCGGCCAACAATCCGTATCCGAAGCCCTGGAAGATGCGCGTTCGCCGCGCATTGGCCGGCTGGGACGGCTCGCCGTGGTACCCCGAGAAGGCGGTGATCTTGCTCGCCAACGGTGCGGTCCGGGCGATGAACCCGGCACACATCCTGGTCGAGTGCCTGACCAACCGCGATTGGGGCCGAGGCCTGGATCGGGGCGTGCTGGACGAGACGAGCTATCGTGCCGCCGCCGACACCCTGCATGCCGAAGGGTTTGGGCTGTGCCTGCGGTGGAACCGGCAGTCGTCGATCGCCGACTTCATGCAGGTCGTGATCGATCACGTCGGCGCGGCGCAGTACACCGATCGCTCGACCGGTCGGCTGACCTTGAAGCTGCTGCGCGACGATTACCGGGTCGAAGACCTGCCGGTGTTCGACTACGAGTCGGGCCTGCTGGCGATCGAGGAAGACGAGGGAGCAGCGCAAGACGGTGCGATCAACCAGCTGATCATCACCTGGTACGACCCCATCAAGGACGAAGAGCGACAGATCCGCGTCGAGGATCTGGCCGGTATCCAAGCCACTGGCGGAGTGGCCTGCAGCACCACGGAGTACAAGGGCCTGCCGACCGCAGAGCTGGCGGGGCGGGTCGGCATGCGCGACCTGACTGTCGCCTGTTCCGGGCTCAAGCGGTTGAAGCTGCGCTTCGACCGCCGCGGCGGCATCCTTGCGCCCGGCGGCGTGTTCCGTATCCGCGAGCCGTTTCGCGGCCTGGACAACTTGGTCTTACGGGTCGGGACGTTTGACGACGGCAAGCTGACCGAGGGGGCGATCACGGTCGCCGCGGTGCAGGACGTTTTCGGCTTGCCGGCAACGGCCTATCTGGAACCGCAACCGCCGGTCTGGACGCCGCCGGATCGCATTCCGCAGCCGTCGCCCAATCGGCGCTTGATCGAGGCGAGTTACCGCGACTTGGCCACCACGCTCAATGCCACGGAGTTGGCGGCTGTGCCGGTCGATGCCGGTGCCGTTCTGGCGGTGGCCGAACAAGTGGGCGGCCTGGCGCTGAACTACGTGCTGACCACCCGTGTCGGCAGCGGCGAGTTCAGCGAGGCCGGCATCGGCGATTGGTGCCCCACCGCGGTGCTGGCCGAGGCAATGACCGCCACCACGGTGGCGGTACAGTTGGCCGCCGGTCGAGGGCTGGACCAGATCACGGCCAGCACGGCCGCACTGCTGGAGGACGAGGTCGTCCGCGTCGTCGCCGTCGACCCGCAGGCGCAGACCGCGACATTGGCGCGCGGCTGCGCCGACACCGTGCCGGTGCCGCACGCAACCGGCGCACGGCTTTGGTTCTATGACGACTGCGCCGCCGCCGATCCGAACGACTACAGCGTCGGCGAAACCGTGCAGGCGAAACTGCTGACGCGCACGTCCAGCGCGCAGCTCGATCCCGCGCTGGCGCCGGTGGACGTGGTCAAACTGGCCCAGCGCCAAGCGCGTCCCTATCCACCGGCTGATCTGAAACTCAACGGCCTGCGCTATCCGCCGTCGATCGACGGCGACCTGGTGGTAACCTGGGCCCACCGAGACCGGCGACTCCAAGCGGACCAACTAGTCGACCACGGGCAGGGATCGATCGGCCCGGAGGCCGGCACAGCCTATGTGTTGCGGTTTCTGGACGACATTGCCGAACGCGTGCTGGACAACCCGGCAGCGATGGCCGGCACCAGATACTCCGCGCCACTCAAAGGCGCTTACCGACTGCGCGCGGAAGTGGGCTCGACTCGCGACAGTCTGACGAGCTGGCAAAAGGCTACCCACACCTTCGACTTCAAGAACGGACTGCTGCGCACGGAGACTGGCGACCAGTTGGTCACGGAGGCGGGCGACTACCTGCTCATCGAGTAACTATGGCGAATCAGAAACTGTCCCAACTGCCGGCCGCCAGCGCGCTGACCGGCACCGAGCTCATACCCGTCGTGCAAGGCGTGCAAACGCGAAGTACGAGCGCGGCAGCGATCGCCGACCTCCGTAAGGGCGCATGGCAGGTGCCGACGCTCAACGCGCCGTGGACGAACTATGGCGACGTTTTCGCGTCAGCCGGCTACCGACGCGATGGAGGCCGGGTCCAGTTGCGAGGCCTGGTCAAGGCCGGAGCTGGCGGAACCGTTATCTTCGTGCTCCCGTTAGGCTTCCGCCCGCCCGCGCAGCAGATTTATACGGCCGTGAGCGACTCGAGCGCTCCGACTCGCATCGACGTCAAAACCAACGGCGAAGTGCTGGTATCGCAGCCGAGTTCCGGGGTTCTCGGCTGGCTATCTATTGATGGCGTGACCTATTTCATGGATTAGCAATCATACGCAAAAAGAAAGGCCCCGTTTCCGGGGCCCCTCTGATCATCTAGATCAAGCTTACTTCCAAGATGCAATTTCTTTTTTCAGATCCGGATCCTCAGCCAGCTCCGTTAGTAGTTGAGCAACCTCGGGATCTTTCTTGCGACGACTTCTAAGAACCTTGAGCAAAAGAACTCGGCTTTCGCCATTTGAGCGATCCTTAACGAGTGAAATGAACTCGGGCAATGTTTGCTCGGTCACCGCAGATCGTACCGCCAATGCTAAACCCTCTTTCGCGCAAAGAGCATATTCCTTAGTTTCACATGGCGCTATAAATCCCCTTCCCGTTGGGGCGTTTCGATATTCTGCGACAAGCATGGGCCAAGCAGCCCGGACAGCTGGTTCCGGAACTGCTAAACATCGCGCAATGCCATCGCGTGTAGCATCAGAGTAGGGAAGTTTAAGGTGCCTCAGGAGGATAGGTATTGCCTCGGGGTATGGTCCTGGATCATTGACAAGCCCCCAGATTGATTCCTCAACAACACCAACCTTCCGCAATTCCTCCAGGATTACTCTCTGTTCTTCCCTTAAACGAACTTCGCGCGCGGCACGTTCTTGCATCCGTCGGGAATTTATTGCTTTAAGCCTGTGCACTTCGTCATTCGTGAGCTTCAGGCGAATTGACTCATCAACAGTGAGAGCCTCTAGCTGCTCGTCCGTCAGTGGAATGCGGGTGGGCAGATTTCTATTGCTCATCGAACCGCTCCTGCTATGGAAGAAAGGCCCCGTTGCCGGGGCCTTTGAACAGCACTTGCTCTTGCTATTTCCAGGATGCGATCTCTTTCTTCAAATCAGGATCGCCTGCTAGTTCCGCGATGACCTGAGCGATCTGGGGATCTTTCTTACGCCGCTTCTTCAAAACTGATAGCAATAAAACTCGGCCTTCACCTTGCGACCGGTCTCGAACAAGCGAAATAAACTCGGGAAGAGTTGCCTCAGTAACTGCCATCGTAAGGGCGCAAGCCAATCCGTCTTTAGCTCCCAATGGCCATTCTTCGGTTTCGCCGGGTGCCACAATGCCGCGACCAGTTGGACAGGTAATGTATTGCTGAACCAGGATTGGCCAAGCCGCGTGTACTTCAGGCTCAGGGACCGCAAGGGCCCGCGCCAATCCATCCCTGGTTACATCCGAATAAGGCAGTTGCAAATGCTTCAGGAGAATCGGAATTGCCTCTGGATAGGGTTCTGTTCGCTTCAACAAGCTCCAGATGGATTCTGTCAGTACGCCCACACCCCTTAGTTCGGACAGTATGGGCTTCTGCTCAATTCCAGTCATCTTCGCGCGGTATGCGCCCTTAACCTTTCTTGCCTCATTTATCGCCCGTAGCCTTGCGTTCTCATCTTCTGAGAACTTACCGTACGCCAAATCGTCCGGACTAAGCCGCTCGAGCTCAGCGTCTGTGAGTGGCGCGCGGGACGCTGGTGATTTTCGGAGACTCAT